CTCCAGTAATGCAAAAATCTCTTTACAGAAAATCTACAAAGGGTTCTGTTTCCATAGATGTTGAACCTAGACATTTACCTGCTATTCAAATGTGGCCTTATGCCGCAACATTTGCACCTATTCCTATGAACGTGAAACAATGTGGTAGACCAGAAAAGTATTAAACGCTTTTTTAAAAAGCGTAATGCTTTTTCTATAAAGCCTTTAGAGGATGTCATCCACAAGACCAAAATTCGATAATTTTCACCAAGAGGATGACATGAGAATTACATCATACTCTGTTCGATATCAGTTAGATAAACCAGAACATAATTGCCCGTCGTCCTTTCCGGCTGAACCCTCTATTCGCCTTCAGCGTTCTGGTGCTTCTTGGCCTCAGGGGCAATGGAAAACAGATATAGAATCAGACTTATTTAATATTAACCGCCTTGGAACACGTGTAAAGAATAACGCAATTCAATATAATCCTGAGCACAATCAAATAAGTAATACCAAGCTAACGAATGCCCCTGATGTAACTCTTGGAGTAACATACCAAAGACTTTATAACCCTCCATGTACTCTCAGAGCTACAGGATGGAACCGCTGGGATAGCTTACACCACGACCCTCAGGATAACTTTGAAACACCATTTGATTTCTTTGTACCTTCTCGCACACAGTCAAAGGACGATTGGGTAAAGCAATCCTGCTATAAGAAGATTGAAAAGGCAGTACACAAGGCCTAAGACCCCGTCTAATACCGAGGCATTATGTCTTAATGAAAAACAACATAACAAGGTAGTATGGAATTAGCCGCCCTATCGGGATTAGTAGCCATTGGAGTCGCAGTTTCACAACTTGCATCTACGACTCCACGACCCCAATTACCTGTTCATCCTGGACGTTTCCCTCAGAGAGAAGGATTTCAGACACTTGGTCTAGGTATCTTACCACAAGCCACACCTCCTTCAAGCCCCGTTATGCCAACACCAAGTGAGTACTATACAATTGGTATACAGCAGTATCTAACACAAGAAGAAGCTTCAAAAGTATCTGATCTAAATCAACGCCTAAATTCTATGGCATCCACTGGTTCACCTGAAGGTGTCCAGGCGATGAAAGCACAAATTCAGACAATCTTAGAAAGAGCTGCAACTCGTAAATCTCAAGTTCGCGGAGAGCCATCTAAGAGGGCTGCTTCTAATATGGCAATGGCTGGTACTGAACTTGACATGATGTACAAGACACCCGGCGGTCAGACATATCCATCTGAACCTAATGCGGGTCCTAAATACGGATCACCATTAGCATACGCAACTTCCCTACCTCCTCTAAGAAACCCAAATGTACCTCAGGGTCGCGAGGGTTTCGTTGGACAAGGTCCTCTACCTGAACCGATTTCATCCTCGGTTCCTAAGGTTCAGATGTCAAGTTCAGGTGTTGAAGCGTCTGCTGCCTGGATTAAGGGTGACAGTGTTGTAAGTGGATTGAGTGGTCAGACAATTAAGTCTGAAGACTTCAAGCACAGTAATATGCAACCTTTCTTTGGAGGTCGTATGAAACAAAACATGACATCTACTGTGAACACAAGTAAGCTCGATATGTTTACTGGAGCAGGTACTACCCAAATTCAGAAACAAGAAATCGCACCAATGTTCAATCATAACCAACCCTTTGGCCAACCCTTTGGAAATGAACCCAATGCTGATTTTATTAAGAGCCGTATCGTGGAGCCTGGTCGTCGAAACAATGAAAAGCCTTTTGAACCTACGCGAGTTGGACCTTCTCTAGGGCAAAAGGGTGGTATTACGGGCCAAGGTGGTTTCCAGCAAATAGAAGTGAATGAAATCATGAAGCGTGCTATGCCTACCGTCGACAAGCTACGTGTAGCCACGAACCCCAAGTTGTCTTATAATAACCAGATTGTTCCAGGTGCTCACTTTATTGGAAATGCTGCGTTAGACACAGGAGAAGTTCGTAAGTACAGACCAGATACCTTCTTCTTGAATGAGACAGGTGAGCGCAATGGTGTGGCTACTGGTGAAGTTGTAAAGGGGGCTAACAGACCCACACAAGTTCTCAAGTACACAACTCGTACAGACACCACCGAGGAACTTACGGGAACACCTGCTTCCCAGGAAGCCTTCAAGTCATACGTGGCTGGAGATTACAGAACTCCCATGGGTCAGCAGTTTGGTGGAGCAGGATACCGTAACACTGACGGGTCTACGTATGGCGCAGGGACAAAGGATGACTTTGGTGCCTCTTCTATTGAAATCAGGCCCAATGAACGCGAGGGAACTCAGGATCGTGTTATGGGATTGAACTTAGCTCCTGCGGATACCGGTCTAGTAACAGTTCACTACGAGGACGACTCACGTCCAACTCGCAGAGGAGAGACAGTTGGTAATATAAGACAGACAGGAACACCTGTTGGCTATGCCGGCGGAGCACCTTCCATAACAACCTGGGACCCTTCAGATGTTGCGCGCACAACAATCAAGGAGACAACTGTCGACTTCGATTACCGTGGTATCTCTGGCCCTGGAGCAGGGCCTGAGCGCTTGAAGGTGTATGACCCCAATGATGTAGCCAAGCCTACACAGAAGTCTCAGTTATCGAATGACAGTCGTATTGCCGGCCCAGCCATTTCAGTGAATAAGGACTTCACAAGCCACGAGTCTGCCTACAACATGCGAAAGAATGAATCAAAGACTACCGTTTCTAAGTTGCGTAAGCCTATAGCTGGTAATGGTAATATCGCTGTGTTCAAGGGTGATATCAAGCAGACAGCTAAGCGCTTAACTGCAGACGATCTGAACGATCGTGCTCTAGCTGTTAACCGTGTATCTGGTTTGACACCCGGTTCAGCTGATTTAGGACGTGTTCAGTATAGGCTACCCTTGAAGTTAGATGTAAGCATGGAACGTAATATGCAATCTGTAGTTGACGCGGTTGAGAATAATCCTCTAAATCAGAGTTTAAGAAAGAATGCTATACGCGATTCTATGATGTTAGAAGAAATGCAAAAAGCTAGGCGATAAATAGAAATGTCAATTCCTGATAACGTAAGGCCTGAAATAAATTTAAGTCTAGTAAATACTAATGGTAGAAGAGTTTCTAGATTTCCACCTGGGACTTTTACTAGAAGAAATCATACAACATTGGAATCAAGGCAATGGGGTAATACTCCATTTTTTACAAATGCAAAGCCAGCTTCTATGCTTGAAAGGGGGTGGTTAAGAGCAAGGGGTCAATTAAAAATTTCTCAAAGGGGTTTATTTGTAGATAAAGATGGTTCTGAAGAAGAAGTTGAATTGGTAGATATTGAATATAAGGCATTTCCAGGGAGAGGGCGTATTTTTACATTCATGGATAAAACCGGAAAAACATTTAATATAGGGGATACCAATAGGTTTGAAGAATGGGATTTCTATTATCCTACCAAACCAGTCCCTTTTACTCCAAGGGAGGGAGGTAAAAAGACACGTAAATCTAAGAAAACAAGGGTGCGTAGAAAGGCCTAAGAGTGTAGTCTATGTTAAGACAGAATGCAGACAACACGTGGTAAAAGTTATTTAATTGTTGGTCCACCAGGATGTGGTAAATCCCGATGGATCAGACAAGCAGCTGCTAAGGCTGGACACACATTATTCAGATGGAATTGTCGAGATGACCGTGCTCTAAGGCAAGGACGTGAGCTTCTTCACGGGTTGGTTAGAACTAGAGAACCAACATGGGTGTGGTTAGAAGGTGCAGATGATATAACACTGGATGCTCAGGCATTCTTGAGACGTATCCTTGAGACTGCATCTGCTCAAGTGACATGTGCTCTAGAAGTTCGTAGACTTGAATGTATGGCTGAACCTATTCAATCAAGATGTATCTTAAAACGCCTAGCACATCTAGCTGAACCAACCTGGCGACAAGTGATTATAAAAAATCAATGGGGGCAACCAGATGACTACAAGGCGCCTCTAGTTGAGACCCCTACTGATCTAGACACGCTAAGAGAGGCAAGGCTTCAAGGAGCCGATCCTTACAAAGTAATGATACAAATTATTAAAGGACATCCCTTAGAAAGAGAAGTTTTAAAGCGTTCAACTATGGGAATGAGTCCGTGGATATTGAGCGCATGGGTATTATCGCAATAGCGCTTTTTACGCTATTTTAATCTGAATTGTTCGGGTAGCATAATGGAAGTTCAAGATTCCTCCGCAGCCATTTACAGCGAGGCAAAGTCTGAATACACTGACCAACTTGTATTTAACTTTCAGCCAGCCCTGCTTCGCTTCTTCTTAGACCGTTTCACAGAAGTCAAGGGGGTGCCTTCTGTAACATCAAAGGCAAAGTCAGCCCTGTCTGAATTCCAGGAGTCATTGAGCCAGATACCTGATTGGAATTTAGACAAGGTTCATTCTGAGACATCTGAGCTTCTCAAGGCAATCCATTGTGACTACATTGAAGACCTAATTACAGCAGTCTTTATCGCACATACTAAGATACTATCTGCTATTCGCCTCCATTCAAAACCCCGGCGAAAGATTAATATCACAGTGCCTAAGCCTGACCACTTCATGCATCGCACAATGTCTGAATGTAGTCGTTTTCTCTGGTCAAACGTATATTTATTTGATGACAGTGTTTCATCTGTAGATAGACAGAAAAATATGAACGATGTGAATAAATTACTAGAACGTGGGATACTACAGGCAATAAGAAATCTACTCCCGGTGAAATCTATTTTACGTGATAGCCTACAAGAGGATGATGACGACGTTATACAAGTAAACGCACAAGAGTATTTGCCTGAGGCAAAAGCGTTAGTTACAGCCAAAGTAGAAGAACCTGTTAGCGTGGAAAATATACCAGAGCCCAAGGTTGAGGAATTAAGTGATCTAACTAAAACAGATGAGGTATCTGAATTAAAGGCCTTAGAAGTTACGAATACACCAAAGGTTGTAGAAGTGACAAAGTCACCTGAGACATTAATCATTGATACTGAGAAATCAGTTGGATTTACGGGATTTGATTCTGTCTTTGGAACAACGGGTGATGCTGAGATGAAACCTATGACTGAAGAGGGTGATGATGAATTTAAAATTATAGGAGACCTTGAAGATTTAAATGTAGATGATATCGAAGACATAGATACGCCACAAGCTATAAATACACCGCTTGCAGTCGATGACTATGAAACACTTTAAGTTAGATGCGTCAGACAATGCGTGTTTTTTCTAAAGACATCGCTCAGAAGTTCCATGGCATCTCTCGAAGTTTTTGTATGGGCAATTGTTGGTGGCTTATTTGTTGCTATTTTAAGCGCTGCGGCTGTCTATTATAATAACCAATTACCAACAAATAAACAATTAAGTCGTGATTTTCTTATTGGCTCTGCTTTTACTGGATTTCTATATCCATTAATACCTGAGTCATTCGACGAAATCAAGAATGTAGTTACAACTACGGCAGCCGAAATACAGGCAAACGTCCCAACTACACTTTCCGGTTCTTTATCTAGTGAAGATCCAGGTATAAAAATAGGACCGGCAAATTTTTAGTATTCTAAAAGCACTACACGGTAGATATGAGCCAACTTGATACATTAAACGATCAGTTAAATACGCAGTTCACTATATTTGAACAGCATATTCAACAAGCAATTTCAGTAATTTCTGGACAAACACCTGTAGCAATCGGTCCTCAAGGTGTTACTGGTCCCACTGGAACAGCTGGATTAATAGGGGCAACTGGATTCACTGGTGCAACTGGGCCATCAGGTGGGCCTATTGGACCAACTGGTTTCACTGGACCAATTGGTGCAACTGGAATACAAGGTACAACTGGATTTACTGGGAATGGAATCACTGGATTTACTGGCCCTACTGGAACACAGGGTGCCACTGGAACAACTGGATTTACTGGGGGTGGATTTACAGGTGCTACTGGGCCTACTGGAACAAAGGGTGAAACGGGATTTTCTGGAACAACTGGATTCACTGGTGCTACTGGCTCCACTGGAACAAAGGGTGAAACGGGTTTTACCGGTGCTACTGGTTTTACTGGTTTTACTGGTTTTACTGGCGTTACTGGAAGAGTTGGAACAACCGGGTTTACAGGGGACCAAGGAGTTAGTTTTAATTGGAAAGGTATTTATAATCCTGAAATTACATATAGTGCTAATGACGTTGTATTGATTAATGGTTCATCTTATATAATAGCACAGGGTCTACCTGCACCATATTCAATAACTACTCTGGCTGGAAGATTAGCAGTCGCAGGGCAGATAAATGGCTTAACTCCCACTTTTAATACACCACTCGGCTGTGTTGTAGATAGTTCTGGAAATTTGTATGTAGCAGACAGTATTAATAATGTAATTCGTCGTGTTAATACTATCACTGGAAATACGGTAACTATAGCTGGAGGTGGTAGTATATCTGGTGGGACACCATCTAGAATAGATGCTTCTGGTAATCTCGTATATTTAAACGGTATTGGCCTACAAGCAACATTTAATGTACCCTATGGCCTAGCTTTGGATACATCTGGAAACTTATTTGTCGCAGATAGAGGTAATCACGCTATTCGTAAAATAGTTCTAGCTACAGGTGAAGTAAGCACTTTAGCAGGTTCTGGATCAAGTGGTAGCAATGACGGTCAGGGTGTAAATGCTACTTTCAATAAACCATCTGGGTTAGCTATGAATACAGGTGGTATATTATTTGTAACTGATACAGACAATAATAAGATACGGCAAATTGACTCCTTAGGAAATGTTACAACTGTAGCTGGTAGACAAACCGCTGGATATACTGATGTCTCAGCTGGTACAACTTTACTTAGTGCGCAATTTAACAATCCAATTGGTATTAGTGTAGATTTAAATGGTAATATATATATTGCAGATACAAAGAATAATGTAATTCGTCAGATAACAAGTGGCTTTTCTTCAATAAATACATTTGTTGGAAATATTACAGGTGGTCACAATGATGGTGTTGGAATTCAGGCATCATTTAAACTACCTTATTTTTTAGTATGCGATAAGTATAATAATATTTTTGTAACTGATCTAGGAAATAATTGTGTTCGTCAGATTACACAAAATAAATTGGTTGTAACTATAGCAGGGTCTATTGCGAGTGGACCTGATCCTTATAATAGAGGATATCTAGATGCAACTGGGCTAGATGCCTCTGTATTTGCTAAATTTTTCAGACCAATTGGTTTAACAATAAATTCTAGTGGAATTCTATATATAACGGATTCAGGAAATCAACTTATACGAGTAGCATCACCTAATGCGACAAGTTTAATCAACCTTCAATTAATGACACAGAAAGGGGATATAGGAGATACTGGTGTAACTGGTGCAGATGGTGCTACTGGGAGAGGGGTAACTGGTGCTACTGGTCCTGCTGGTCCTGCTGGTCCTGCTGGAACGGGAGGTGGTTTTGGTTCTGGAAGTGGGTCAACTGGAAGTACTGGTGACACAGGGTTTACTGGTACTTCTTTTACTTGGAAGGGTGCCTATAACCCTAGTGTTTCTTATAATGTTAACGATATAGTTGGTTATAATAATGGTGCTTCCATTGTAACAGCTACATTTGGTAATTTTATAAATACTCTAGCAGGTATAACTCCTCAAATAAAAGAGAGTGAAATATATTCCAATACACCAACATCACCTGCGTTAGTAAATGGTTCGACATCTAACGCAAGGTTTAATAATCCACGTGGGCTTGTATTAAGCAGTGATGGTATAATGTATATAGCAGATACTGGAAATAATGCAATTCGTATGTCAAATCAAAATGGGCAAGTTATTACATTAGCAGGTTCTTCTACCGCAGGGTTTATAAATGGCGTAGGTATAGCTGCAGCATTTAAAGCACCGACTTCTGTAGCTCTAGATGTAAATGGAAATTGTTATGTAGCAGATACTGGAAATAATGCAATTCGTATGATTACTACAAGTGGTGTAGTAACAACTATAGCAGGTTCTACTGTAGGGCTTTCTGGAATCACAGATGGTATAGGAACCCTTGCTAGATTTAATGGACCAAGAGGAATTGCATTAGATAAATATGGTAATATTTTTGTAGCAGATACTAGAAATAATTCCATACGTTTAATTAATCCAGTTACATACGCAGTGACAACATTTGCTGGAATTAGCAGTAGTTCAGTTAGTGGTAGTTCAAATGGTGTTGGTAATGCTGCAAGTTTTAATAAACCATCTTCTATTAGCATAGATGCTTCTGATAATTTATATGTAACTGATACTGAAAATAATCTTATCCGTAAAATTACTCCTCTGGCAAATGTTACAACAATCGCAGGAAAGCCTTGGACGGGTCCATTTAGTTTAGTAGATTCTACATATTTAAATTCTACATTCAATGCCCCAACTGGAATAACTATTGACGCATCTGGTAGTTTATATATTACAGAATCTGACAATCACACTGTTCGAAAATTAAGAAATAATTCTGTAACTACTCTTGCTGGATCAACAATTGGATACAGTGATGGTGATGCACTAATAATCACTGGACAAGGTAACCCACCTGGAAAATTTAATGGACCCTATGGCATAGCAGTAAATCAATACGGGGTTGTATATGTATGCGATTCTGGTAATGATAGTTTACGCAGAATTAGTTATCAGATGTTATTAGATATCCCCTTCAGTTTAGAAATCGTTATCCCTCCTGCAATAAATGGTGCTACTGGCGCTACAGGTTTTACTGGAGGAACAGGCACTACTGGTGCTAATGGTTTTACTGGATTTACTGGATTTACTGGATTTACTGGTGCTAGTGGCACTACTGGATTTACTGGATTTACTGGATTTACTGGATTTACTGGAGTTACTGGTGCTAGTGGCACTACTGGATTTACTGGTGCTACTGGATTTACTGGGTTTACTGGTACTGGTGGCACTACTGGATTTACTGGTGCTACTGGATTTACTGGATTTACAGGTGCAAATGGAACTTCTACTTCGACTGGTGCTACTGGAATTGCCTTGAATACAGTTGTTACTGCTATTACAGCAGTCAATACTGATACAACATCCTTCACTGGAGCTAATTCACTAAATTACACTACATCTTCTGTGTATAATATTCTTATTACAGGTGGTGCAGCTACTAGTATTTCCCCAACAATTAAGAATTTACCTATAACTGCAAATCGTTACTATGAATTAATCTTTATTATAGGACAGGGTTCTACATCTACAGCAATTATTGACGGTATATTTGTGAATAATGCATCAACTAAAACAACAATTAAATGGCCTGGAAATGGAATAACTCCAGTTTCTGGAACTTCTAGTGATGATATTGAGAGAGTAAGCTTATTATATTACAATTCAACATGGACCGCCTTCGGAACTTATAATTCTTATGCCTAGGTAGATGGTTAAGACAAGAAGGTGGACAAGAAGTCCAGAATATAAAAAATGGATTGAAAAGGTCTACAAACATCGTAAGTTATCCCGACGCCATCAAAAAGAAGATCCAGAGGTTGATTTATGTGACGCTGAAAGAGGATTTTGCACAGGCCATAAAGAAATTCCTAGACGATTGATGCCCCAGATTTACAATACTAGAAAGTTTGCAAGGAATATTAAAAGGAAATACGGAATTACATCACATATGGAACGAGTAAGGCCAGACTCATTAATTCCTTCTCAAGAAGAAATTAAAAAGGCAGTAGTTCGGAAAATTGGAGAAGCCATGGCTTCGGGAAAATACAAGGATACTCCTATTGTAATTTCAAAAAACAAGCATGTTATAGACGGGCATCACAGATGGGCTGCAAGAAAGAAATACGCACCTACAAAAAAAATTAGAGCCTTAGTGGTTCACAAGAAGGCTATGGATGTTCTAGGTATAGCTGCAGCTGAAGGGCAACCTAGAGAGAGCTTTTAATTTTGTTCTTATTCTTACGAGTTTTCTTAAATCTCCTTAGAGATTTACGAGAACCACCTTTCTTATTAGCAGACCTAAGGGATGCTTGTAATTTTGGTATCTGTGGATCCGTAAAATTTCGTGGATATCTTGGAATATACTCTTCATTTGTTAATCCGAATTTTTTGCCCACCTCTTGTGTAAATGGAATATCTTTTAACAGCAATCTAGATTCATTGTAATTAACTCGTATCCTAGCATTCCATGTTGCAACAGAATTTGTCTGTATATCACGAATCTGTTGAATCATTCTAATGCTAGATGGTTCAGTATCTCTTATTTCAGCACAAGATGAGAAAAATATAATCTTGAAACTATCTCCAACTTCATTAATACGCTGAAACATAGTTTCAAAGGTTTCAAAGGGTATATGCGAAGTGTTTACTTTTAGACCTTTGCCTTTAACAGTTCCATATGCTCCTGAAATAAGTTCAGAATAACGTTCTTTAAAAATATTTTCGGGTTCTTTATTGCCTGGTGTATACTTATAAAATCCCATACTACCATAGTCCCCAGTTCTTTCACTTTCCATCCTACCTGGATATCTATATAGCCCACCTGTTGCTTCTAAAACTCTATTTGCGATAGTGCTACCTGGTAAATAATACTGACATGCACTTAGAGCAGTAAGAACAATTTTTTGTGTGATTTCTGTACCTATATAATCACCGCCTAGATAGCTAACAAATAAAGCTCTATCTTCTAGTAAATGTCGAAGTATGTTTAATACATTTGCAAATAAACAGTAGTTACCTATAATACTGGTTTCAATTACAATTGTATTTTCTGGAACCGTTGTTAACAATGGTGTCCCTGATGCATATTTTTCCATATCATAAAAACCATGGGTTGAAATAAAATATAATGGAGCTGTATCTATTTCTGAAAACGCCCTTTGAAGGTGATTTACCATATCTTAATATATATGTATAAAATAAGATATGGAATGCTGTTCACCCGATGTCGGTGACTGTCAAAAATGTCATCCCGAACTCTGGATAAAAAAACCAGGAAGTTATTGTAATTGGATTCCTAAAAAACAAGGAGTTCAAGGGATGGGGTCAAAGGGGTGCGGTCAAAGGGGTTTACCCCTTTTTAACAGAACAAGGAGTAAACACGTTCACCGTCGGGCACGCACTCAGAAGAAACGAATTGTGTAAATATTGGTTTGTCTAGTTGCTCCCTAGGAACTGCATTCTTTACCTTCTGTGCAATTACGCGATACAAATCAAAACCGGGATAGCGCTCAGATTGGTCTGTATCCCATAGAACATTTCTTCCGTCATCATCTATGAGCCACGACCACATAACATTGAATAATTCAGATTTAGTTTCCTTTTGAACTCTTCCTTCCTCTGAACTCAAAATAGCTCCTTCAGGCTTGTCTTCAGGCGGGTTCTCTAGAAAAAGCGCTTCAATAATACTTACTGACAAGCGACACAAATCAAAGGATGCATTTGGGTAAGCACGGGGTTCCTTAGGGTCATAGAGAGGTCCAAAATTATACTGTGTTCCTGCTTCATTCTCAGGCCAGTAGTCGTCGCTGATACACAAGGTGTCATTATGAGTATAGATAGCTCTGCCAAAGTCTATAATACGAAACAGCTTGCCATACGTAGGAACCTTCCACTGGCGACCATCCTTTGTCTTATAATAGTAAAACTCCTTGTCTGTAGGGGTCCACAAGATATTGTTACTGTGTAAGTCATTGTGTGTCATGGCCCAGAGGCTCTGGATTTGACAAAGAGCTGTAATGACCTGGAATAACCATGCAGTCCACCTCTGTTCCCATTCGGGTGTCTCAATCTTAGCATCCATATGAGGACAATCTGGATCCAAGAGAGAGTCCATGGTTCCCTTGTTTGATTCCAGAAACATGAGCATGGTAGGGAATTCCTTCAAAACTGCAAAGAATTTGTAGTCCTTACCAATTTCATCCGAATAATCTGTCTCCTCAGATACACTTGATTTCGTAGAGGAAGCGGTTGTAATGGAAGCTGAATGAAGACTACCTGCAGACACAGACTGCTGATCAGAAATACCAGAATCAAGTTCAGATATAGATGACTCATCCGAATTCGAGGAATCATCATCAGACCACTCAGACAAATCATCGGGCATTTCAATCAATGAGTCACTGGGGTCCATGGGCTTATCACCTTCTAAACCAACTAATCTGAAGATACCCTCCTTCTGCTTTCTCCAGAACCATGCGTCAAAACGAATGTCCGAGTAGTCTTCCGTAATGTTGTAGTAATATTCTTTAGCGATAGCTAGGTAAGACCCATAGAACAAGGAGAAGTGAGGAGATTGGTCTGCTTCTCTGAACTTACTTAACATATAGCAAGCCACAGCGTCTACATATGCTTGATTGTGAGGGTCGTGGATCTTACTGTAGACTTTTGCAGACTTCTTCCCAGGAGCAGGTAAAGCAGGGTGTTGAGACATAGGATAATTGCCTTGTATCATCTTGTATGCATCGAGAAGATGAGTAATCTTACAAAATCCAGATATATCCTTCATTTCATCAAGTGGCTGGCCATCTTTGAATGCCCTGACTTTTCCAGAGAAAGGCCCCGACCGTTGAGGAACCCCATCTGAGAATTGTTCCAAGTGCCACTTGTGGTCAAAACGCTGATATGGACTGTATTTATTTGACTTTCCAAAGCGAATCATGCCGGGGTAAGTTGTCTGAAGTGGACTATAACGTGTCTCAAGTGCAGCTTGAAATTCAGCAGGAGGTTTTATTGTCCAGATGGAAGAACTTGGTAATTCCATTGTTTGTAGGGACGGATAGGGAGATGACATTACTTTAAGGCAGGTGGTAATTTGATTGATTTTACGTACTGTGTTGCGTTTTTGATTAGCCTCGTAAAAATATCTGACCATTAGTTCGAATGGCTGCCTCTGCTGCGATGAATTTACAGTTGAAGAAGTTTAGTATGGCTCAGATTCCTGAAGATGCCGTGTGTATTTTTATTGGTCGTCGCAGAACGGGTAAGTCTACCTTAGTTCGTGATGTGCTATTTCACCACAAGACGATTCCACTTGGCACAGTAATTAGTGGTACCGAAGAATCCAACGATTTCTACAAGAAAATGGTTCCCCCACTTTTCATTCATGGTGCCTATTCTCCCGTTATCGTCCAAAACTATGTGAACAGGCAGAAGCTAATCATGAAGAAAATCATGGATGAACAACAAAGGAGTGGTGGACAGTCCCGGATAGACCCTCGTTCATTCTTGATTTTGGACGACTGTCTCTATGACGACACGTGGACACGTGACTTGAATATTCGTTATTTGTTCTTAAACGGTCGTTGGGTAAAGGTCTTCTTCCTCATAACAATGCAATATCCACTTGGTGTTCCTCCGGTATTGAGAACTAATGTCGACTATGTATTCATTTTGCGTGAACCCTATTTGAACAATCGTAAGCGCATCTATGAAAACTATGGTTCTGCCTTTCCATCCTTTGAGTTTTTTTGTCAAGTCATGGACCAGTGCACAACAAATTACGAGTGTCTAGTTGTAAGCAACAACACACAGAGTAATAAGCTTGAGGACATTATCTTTTGGTATAAGGCTGAACTCCATGGTGACTTCCGTATTGGGGCCCCTGAATTCTGGAGCCACAGCGCCGCCCACTATATTGAGGCTGAGACAGCTGAGACAAATCGTTACGACCCTTCTGCGGGACAGCGGTTGAAAGGTCCTGCCATTCAAGTAAGAAAGCAGAACTAGCTCCAATCAACCAATACATAGGTTAAGGCTTTATCATTTATTACTCTAGAATCTGGGAATTTTTGTTGAATAATTCCAACTATAATAGGAACCGCCTGAATCTTCACACTATCATAATTAACACTTGACAAAGTATATACAATTTCATCCATGATTTTTCCTGGAGGAACTTGTAAAAAGTGTAAGTGTTTCTTTTGACCTGTATTATCAATTGTGAGTTGAATGATATTATTAATAATCCCTTCAACGTGATAATTAACTACTATACTTAATACACTTTGAAACTTTACTAATCTATATTGATTTACCAAATCAACTCGTTGTGTTAATTGAAACCTTGTAATCACACCTGGCTCTACTGTTCCAGTTGGACCAATGTTGAAATAGGGATAGCGAGCTTTAGTTTCACCCTTTTCACCTGTAGCACCCGTATTAGTAGAAGAGCCAGAGATACCCCTTTGACCAGTTTGACCAATAGGCCCAGTGGCTCCAGTTATTCCAACTGGACCTGTAGTTCCACTAAATCCAGTAGCACCTCTTGTACCGGTGGATCCAGTTGCACCTGCCCTACCAGTAAAGCCAATTGCACCAGTAAACCCAGTGAAACCAGTTGCACCTGTCCTACCAGTCCATCCAGTTGATCCAGTGAACCCTGTAGCACCTGTAAACCCAGTGAACCCTGTAGCACCTGTAACACCAGTTGATCCAGTGAACCCTGTAGCACCTGTAAACCCAGTGAACCCTGTAGCACCTGTAACACCAGTAAATCCAGTGAACCCTGTAGCACCTGTAAACCCAGTTGAACCTCTTGAACCAGTTGGGCCAGTGAACCCTGTAGCACCTGTAAACCCAGTTGAACCTGTTGAACCAGTTGTGCCAGTATTTCCTGTTGAACCTGTAAATCCAGTGACACCTGTAGAACCGGTAACACCTGTTGAACCAGTAAATCCAGTAGCACCAGTAGCACCAGTTGTGCCAGTATTTCCTGTTGAACCAGTTTGGGACGCAGAACCAGGAGAACCTGTAGCACCAGTAAATCCAGTGAACCCTGTAGCGCCTGTAACACCGGTGAACCCAGTTGAACCTGTAAATCCAGTGAAACCTGTAGCACCAGTAAATCCAGTTGAACCAGTTGAACCTGTAGCAGACGCTAATCCATTCAAACCAGTAGGACCAGTAACACCCGTTGAACCTATATTACCAGTAGCTCCAGTTGATCCTGTAGCAGACGCTACTCCATTCAAACCACTAGGGCCAGTAACACCCGTTGAACCTATATTACCAGTTGAACCAGTTGAACCAGTAGCAGACGCTACTCCATTCAAACCAGTAGGACCAGTAACACCCGTTGAACCTATATTACCAGTATCTCCAGTTGAACCTGTAAATCCAGTGAACCCAGTTGAACCTGTAAATCCAGTGAACCCAGTTGAACCTGTAAGGCCAGTGTGACCAGTTGAACCTGTAAATCCAGTAGGACCAGTAGAACCTGTTGCACCTGTTGCAGAAGCTGATCCATCTAATCCGGTAGCACCAGTAAAACCTGTGCCCCCTGTAAACCCGGTTGACCCAGTGACACCTGTAGAGCCTGTAAATCCGGTAAAACCTGTAAACCCTGTAAATCCGGTTGACCCAGTGACACCTGTAGAGCCTGTAAACCCGGTAAAACCTGTAAAACCCGTAAATCCGGTTGACCCAGTGACACCTGTAGAGCCTGTAAACCCGGTAAAACCTGTAAAACCCGTAAATCCGGTTGATCCAGTGACACCTGTACAGCCTGTAAACCCGGTAAACCCTGTAGAGCCTGTAAAGCCTGTAAAGCCTGTAGCACCTGTAACACCTGATGGTGTTAAAACAGTAATAGAAGATGAATTAGATACAAAGGATCCATCTGTAGAAGTTGCCGTTATAACAGCTGAACCAAGAAAGGTTGCAGTAACTAAACCCGAACTTGAGACAGAAGCTACAGATGGATTAGAAGATGACCAATTTACTGTAGACTGTGTTGCGTTCGCTGGAAGGAAAGAATGAGATAATTGTAGGGTATTGCCTATATTTAATGTAGCTGAAGAAGGTGCTACAGTAACAGATGTGGTTAAAACAGCAGAAAATGCGCTATACAATGCTGTAGCAAGAAGAGTGCCATCAAATGAACCTACACCTACGCACAAATCATAACCTGGTGAACTAAAATACATCCCATTAGAACCATATATAATATCATGAAAACAAGATGATGGCACAGTGTATAAGTAGGGATTAATAAATTTAATTGGGCTACCTGGAATCGGGTTATTAGCAGTTAATGCGCAGAGAAATGCAGCAACAACTGGTGCCGATAAACTGGTTCCTCCTCTAACTGAATTTTGCCCATATACTCTTATTTTCATACCAAATAATGGATCACCTATTGCTGAAATATCTGGAATTATACGCTTTGTTCCTGGTAAAGAAGCCTGATAATTTGGCTTATCAAAAAACTGACTAATACCTCCCCCCCCAGCAGACCATGCTGTTTCCATTGTGTTAGCATCATATATACTATTCGGTGAAAAAAGAGTAGTCCCACCAACTGCTGTAACATGAGGACACGATGCTGTAAAATCAGTTACTGTTCCATTTATTACTCCTATATTTCCACCAATAGACCCATTGTCGCCAGATGATACGCATATATTGATATTGCGTTCTGTAGCAATTTTAAATGCATTATTAATAGCATATATATCATATATTAACCAAGCAAGTGTTTCTGTCATTCCCCATGAAATACTTGTTATAGTTGGTTTATAATCTATACCATTTATAGTTATTGGAACATATATATCAGTTGTGTAAAATTGTAATAGGTAATTATTATTATTTGGCAGTATATATAAAATAATTGTAAGGTTTGGAGATGGACAAATTCCACCAATTGCCTCAATATCTAAAGTATTCTCTGCAGTTGATACTTGATCTGATATATCATTTGTTGCTCCATATAATGGCTTAATTAGTACTCTAGGGTGACTTGCTGAAGGTATACCTATACCAGTCCAATATGCCTGAAGATCTCCATTCGTTAAAATACCATTTGCAGCCACTGTTCCAACAAGTCCACCACCAAATGATATTACACCAACTGTTACATTTACAGACTGATTTGGAGAAGGAATATTATATATTCTAGCCAATTCCTTTGCGGTATAAGAGCCAGATGTAGCAAATGTATCACCTAAATTAACAACCATTGGAGAATTATTTACCACAGAGTAATTATTGAATTTGCCCTCAGTGTTACCATTCGACATTCTATAATCCTCTTTTAATTATTGTTTATGTGTTTAAAGAATTAGAAGGTCGGAAAGCCGCCACTTCTCGAAAGTTCCGTCGGGCATGGGGCGCTTAATAATGAAAGGCAGGCGACGTGCCTCAAGTTCCATGCGCGCAATCTCTCTTAAATCTGTTACATGTGCTGGGACTGCAATAAAAGCACGAGCACCCTGACTTAATTGATTTGTTCTGAAACCAAGGATTTTAGTCTTCTCAAACTGTGTTAGGAAAGGAACCGATCTATGCTTTGGATCAGCTTGTCCGTCTGCGTTAAGAAAGGATGGAGGAACATTTGTCAACTGAAGATCCATCGTAACTGTCTCGATAGTATCTATACGTGCTTCTGGATGGAAGCGCATAAGTTCATTTCCCAAATCCTTCTTCTGAGCATCTTCTACAATTGCACCGTCCTCAGCTAAATCCATATCCTCATCATACTGATCATCATAATCTTCTCCTTCGTCTGCCATACTAGTATATTCTATGAAAAGCTAATCATTTTTTGGGGCAAGTTTTACCTTGTAAAGCTAGGGCTTAAACTTGAATTGGTTTATTTTATAGTATAGGTATGGCCGATGAAGTTGTTATTTCTCCTGAGATTACTGAGTACAAGACATTTGATGAAATGGGCTTGAACGAATTACTACTGCGTGGAATTTATGCACATGGTTTTGATACACCATCTAAAATTCAACAAAAGGCAATTGTACCAATTGCGAAAGGACACGACTTACTTGCGCAAGCGCAATCTGGAACTGGAAAAACAGGAACTTTCACAATTGGTAGTCTTTCGCGTGTAGACCCTGCTATAAAGGCAGTTCAGGTTCTATGCCTTGTTCCAACAAGAGAATTAGCACAACAGATTGAAATGGTTGCCGCTGCGATTGGTAACTTCTTAGGTATAAAGACATATGCCGCGATGGGTAAGACACCTGTGCGTGATGATATTAGAGCACTTGATCGTGGAGTACATTTCCTAGTGGGTACGCCGGGGCGTATTTATGATTTGATGAATCGTCGTTCATTTAATACAGAGCATATCAAGGTAATTGTAATTGATGAGGCTGACCAGATGCTTGAAGATCGCTTTAGAGAGCAACTTCAGTGTATTCTTGCTATTGGCTTTCCATCAACAGCTCGCTGTGCGCTATTCAGTGCGACAATGAATCCTGATGTAGTAGAGTTTGCAAACAAGTTACTAGACAATCCTGTACGCATTCTCATCCCTCCTGAGAGTGTTAACCTTGATGGTATTAAACAGTATGCCCTCGCACTTGACCGTGAGGATTGGAAGTTTGAGGTTCTTCTAGACTTGTACAAGCACTTGAATATCACTCAAGCTCTAATTTACTGTAACAAGAGGCAAGGTGTTGAGCGCCTTTCTGAGAAGATGACTGCTGCTGGATTTCCAATTGCATGTATTCACGGTGATATGGAAGTGCGTGAGCGTATGGATCGCATGACTGATTTCAGAAAGGGTACTGCTCGTATTCTTATTAGCACTGATTTACTTGCGCGTGGAATTGATGTTCAACAGGTAAGTCTTGTAATTAATTATGAATTGCCAACACAAATGGATAACTATATTCACCGTATTGGTCGTTCAGGTCGCTATGGTCGTAAGGGAACTGCTATTAATCTTCTCTGTGGATCAGAGATTTCTATGATGGAAGAGCTCAAGAGTCACTATTCAATTACAGTAAACAGTCTACCAGAAGATTTAAGCCAATTACAAATCTAATTATTCTAAACGTCTATTAAACATATTATTAATATCAGTTCTTCTTCTTAAACGAGATGTAGGTGTTTCATCGCTATCATCTGTATCTTCGTTATTTTCATTTAGAGGAGCGGGTGGAACTGCTGTAGTATTTGCTGTTGCTGTAAGAGGAGGTGAGCGTAGAACTGGTGTAGGGTCACGAATATCGTGACGACAAACGGGGCATAAAACAGAACGTTGTAAAAACCAGTTATCAACACATGCACCATGAAATTCATGTTGACATGCGTTCAAGCGTCTTATATTTTCACCCTGTCTCATTCTATCTTGACATATTGAACAGGATTCTTCAAGGTCCGTTGATAATGTTCTTAAAGTGGAACCACTATCAATAAGTTCTTGAGAGGCATGAACTATGATATCTTGAAAAATACCTGCAAACCTATTTGCTCCATTTGCCCTTTGTATAGCTTGACGTGGTATTACAGGAGGAGATGTTAATCCAGATAATCTATCAAGAGTTCTTATCAAAGGTGTTAATATCGCTAAATCAACCTCACTCGTTAAATCAAATTCATATTGTGTTTGTTGTTGCGACTGAGCTGGTGTTGGTGCCCATCGATTTACAATTGGTGTCTGCCTAGTAAAAGTATTTTGTGGTATGCGATTATTTTGTTGTTGATATTGCCTTGCACCATAATCGAATAAATTAAAACGCCTAGAGGCATTCTGTCTTAGATATCCTAGAACATCAGAAACAGTTCTAAATCTATCGGGTTCATAAAGAAGTCCAGGGAAATAGTTATGTAAGTCATCTAATAATCCAACATCATAGACTCTTTCGTATCTGTCTGCCATACTAACGTGGCAAAGGTAAAAATTGAAGGTTAAAAATACTTAGATGAATAGTACCAATATGTTAGCATCGGATAATCCTAAAAAGGGTCAACTCGGTCTAGCCAATCTCGGAAACACGTGTTATCTGAATTCTGCTCTACAATGCCTTAGACATGTGCCCGACCTTACTGTATTCTTTCACAAGCACTCGGATTCATGGATCCACGAGAAAGTGACAAAGGAGTCAACTCTCTGTAAGGCCTATAAGGAACTAGTAACTGGCCTCTGGTCACAGATAGGTCCAGCTGCGATGAAGCCTGCCGGATTTGTTCATTATTTTAGAGATGCATTGAAAGATTGTCCTACATATGAGCATATGATTACTCCTCAACCCCACGATAGCGGAGAAGCTCTAACCTTTCTTCTAGACCAGCTCCACGAGGGAATGAAGAAGCCGCTCAACATCAATGTGGTAGCCGAGAAGACTTCTCCTACATATGGTGCCCTTATGGCATGGAAGGAACAGGTAGCCCCAAACTACTCTCCGATTGTCGACTATTTCTTCGGCCTCATGGAAGTCTCCATAACATGTAAGGGATGTTCAAAGGTACGTTGTCGTTACGAGCCTTTCAATATGCTGAAGATTGGATTTGAGGATCAGAAGAAATCTAGTTTAGAGCAATGCATGGATTATGAATTCAAGCCAGAGGAACTCGAGGATTACCAATGTGATGACTGTTCTCCTGATGTTCCTAAGGACTCACCTATTCCAAAGGCGAAGAGGCCAGCTGGGTCTGTTCAGCGCAGAATTTGGAGGCTTCCTCAGAATTTGATTGTTATTATGAAACGCTTTAATCATGATGGGACCAAGTGTCATTCTGATTTTGAGGCTCAGTCCGTGCAGAAATTCTCAAAATGGTTCGCAGACAACAGTCCTGAAAGCAGTAAGATGGCTGACTATTCACTCCAGTCAGTTGTAGACCATCATGGTTCTGCGAATGGTGGTCACTACGTTGCTCAAGTAAAGAGCCCGATTACAGGAAAGTGGAATGTATACGACGACGAGAACGTGAGCACCATGAAAGATGGATCTCAGGTATATCTCGGGCGACCATCGTATATATTATTCTACAGGAAGGTATAGTATGCGCTGTAATCCATCTGCTCGCTGGGGTCCCGGAACAACAAAGGAAAGACAAATAGACACAGAAGTATCAAAAGAATTAAAACAAAAAATGGAAAAAATGCTACAAGAAAGAGAAAAACAAAATGCTATGTGGTGCCAGGCACAGAATCCTGAATCAGAATTACCTCAGGAGCAGAAGAAGGATCCAAAATAGCTTTTTTATTATTATATACATAATATAGTCTCATTAAAAATGCGATAATGTCAAGTCCTAAAAGAGGCCCATAATTAGCTAAAAGGGATTCATCATTATTAACAAGTGCATAGGCGAATGCAAATCCACTTGCTAATACTAAGACAAATTTTTCAGGCATGTTATAAAAATTAGCATTTTTGTTCTTCCAATTAGCATATAGTTCAGGAATATAACAAATGAAAAATAATGCAGAAGCCGTGTTCATGAGGTAATCATGGCCCATTTATTGAATCCGGAGGTTATTTAGCATCCTTGCGAAACGCTAAGTTGCACTTTTGTGAAACGCTATTATGTATTTTGGATACGCGGCATCTTGAAGTGGGCTAACTAATATAGTTGGACTTTGGAAGTTATCTACCGCACTGTGATATAGATCGGTTTCAATTACAAGATTAGAACGACCCATACATGGCTTACCCATTAACACATCACAAAGGAACATAAATGAAATACCTTGGGCATTTGGAACCATGTAGGAATTGCTATAAGAAGCATTCTTAGCAAAGTATGATCCTTTTCCATACGCAGATGTCTTATTATAAGCAGGATCAAATCCCTCCCTAGCAATCTTAGTTATATTTTCCTCTCGTGTTCCATGAAACCAATGGACTTCATTTATAGATGCAACCTTTGCAATTTCATTCTTCCTGACTTCATAGTTAGCCAATAGGGTGTGATTCTGATTTTCCTCAATCCAAACAATACATGAATTAGGGAAACTCTCTCTAATCCTCTTTGAGATCGTATCATAAATAGGTTCTTTCATTTCTACGTATCTGACAGTCATTTATGCTTATAAAAAAGTATAAATGATTTTCAAATTTTATATAAGATATATTTGGTATGGCTTACGTATACATCTTGAGGTGACTGATGTCATCAGTATGCTTGCGCTCCTTCAGGAACTTGTCAACATGCTCCTTCTTGAGAATGAAGGGTAACGCAAAGTCCTTGATGTAGAAGGGGAGGTCAGGGGAGTTAAAGAGGCGAAGCATGTTAAGCTTCTGTGCGATCTGCTCCATACAACGCTTTAGCTCACGCACACCCTTCTCCTCCTTTGCATATGTCTCAAGGACATGGCTTACGATATCCTTGGGAACACCGACACGCTCCGCAAGATTGACCTGCTTCAAGGCACCAGGTAGCAAGAACTTCTCGGCAATCTCCAGCTTCTCCTTGGGTCCATAGCCCTCAAGATGGATTACAGTGAAACGGTCAAGAAGCACTTTGTCAATCTTGTTGATATCGTTGGCGCTGAAGACAAACATTGACTGGCTCATATCAAGCGGAATACCAGATAGATACTTGTCCTCAAACTCCATGTTTTGTGCGGAATCCGTGAGGTGAACTAGGAGGTTCTGGATCTCCTCACCCTTGGGTGTCGAAGAAATCTTGTCAAGCTCGTCAAACATGAGAACCATGGACATCGACTTGGAAGCCACCAGTGAATTCACAATCTTACCACAATGAGAACCCTCATAGACCATCTGGTGGCCATTGAACGTGCTGGCATCTGAATCACCACCAAGAGAGATGAACTGGAAAGGCCAGTCAAGCGCTTTTGCGATACCCTGCTTGATTAGCGATGTCTTACCAATACCAGGGGGGCCAATGAGTAGTAGAGACATGCCATTAGCCTGGGGGTTAGTAATCTTGCCAGCGATGAACTGAAGGATCTGGAGCTTTGCTTCATCCTGCCCAAAGATCGCCTCATCCAGACAACGCTTCGCGCGTGTCATAAAGGCAGAGCAGACCTCAGGACCATCATCCACCTTCACTGGCATCTGCTTACGAACACCTAGGGGAAGAGCAGTAGCCTTCTCGAGCCAGTTACGCATCTTGTAGTATTCACCAGACCCAGGGTCAAGGGCCTGAAGATTGTTGTATTTGGACATGAGCTGTGCCTGAATCTCGGGAGTTGTCTGCATGTTGAGAATCTTGAACATAACAGGTTGCTCCTTAGCCTTCGGACGGTTCTCAAGGGCGGTTAGCATACGCTTCTGCTCATCGGGCTTGAGGGCCTTGAATTGGTCAATGTGGTCATCAATAGTCTCAGTCTCAATAGGCTCTGTCATAAGCTTGAAGAACTTCTGGATATCCTGGCTCTCCTTCTTAATCTTATAACGCTTGGGAACCATGCGAGTATCTACCTCCTCACCACCACCAAAGCCAAAGTTTAAGATCATGTTGCGACGGGGAGATTCATCATCTTCCTCGTCCCAGTCTTCATCATCATACTCATCGTCCTCCTCATCCTCATCATCTTCCTCCTCATCGTCCTCCTCGTCTTCTGTACCTTCGGCATCATCCTCTGATGCACTGATAGAGGTCTCCTCATCTGAGACAGTCTCGACGACATATTTCTTCTTCTTGCTAGTTACGAAGCCACGCTTCTTCTCCTTTGTCTCAGCAAGCGCTCTAGCCTCCTCTCTAGCGGCCTTTCCTCTCGGCTCATTATCAGCCTTGCGGGAAGAAGGGCGAAAGCCAGATTTCTTAGATGATGACCGGGGGGTTTCCTCATCTGTCTCCTCCGAGTAGGCAATTAGACCACGGATATTCCCCTTGCTATCCACATCATCCTCATCGTCATCGCCACCATTACGACCAGAACGCTTCTTACGAAGATTGCGAGAGGAAGCCTTTGGCCTATCCTTCTTCTCATCCTTCTCGGCGCGAGTCATTCTGTTATGCTTCTTCAATTGGTTATCCATTCAAACGCGGTATACTTTTTACACCAGTGGATAAGTTGTTCAATTTTTACACCAGCCAAGGTGACGTGTAATATAACATAATCCTTTATGAAAAGATAGTGTTATAGTGTTTAATAAATATGTTTAATTGCGATTGCGTCTAGAGCGCTCCTTACGGTTCTTGCGCTCCTTACGAGAGCGATTGCGTCTAGAGCTCCTTCCACCGCGGTGACCCGTAATTAGGCGCTTGCCAGCAGAGTTTACACTGTGCGTTACATTGCCGAAGAGGTCGCGTGCACCATTTCCAAGGGTGCGAAACACACTATTACCTGTGCGTATTACACGGCTTCCAGAGCGAGTAGCTAGGCCAAGGCCTTCGTTAACTGGTGACAATAGGCGGCTAACGGGTCCGTTTCTATTGCGACGAGTTGCAACCATTCTAATTATGTAAAACAAAATACGCGTCTATTTCATTAAAAGATCCTTCAAATCCATGCATGCGAATCTAGATTTTGATGAGAGACCCGGGACAGCCTCCTTCGGCTCATCGATCCAGATTGCAAGATCTTTTACTAGGATTTCACGAATCATAAGTTTAACAGTCTTAGGCACTTTAGATCCACAGAGTTGTTTTAGACAATCCATGTATTCCTCAACCGTCTCAGTGTATTGCGAATCCTTTAAACAATCAAGAATACATTGTTTCAGGCAATCAAGTGTAACTCGCATTGTTTCTGAGTCAAGGACTTCTAATGCGGTAAGTTCAGCTAGGAATTGAGAATACCCAAGTCGACACCTCTTATCTATAGGTGTATCCGTGTCGGATACCTTCCAAATGTCCAGATATGTGGTATGAAGTTTCTTCATTTCCTCGAGGATAACCGGGAATTCACGTTTAATTTCAGACAAAAGCTTTGCAAAGAGCCCACAGAACTTTTCCTCAGCAGCAGCCTTTCTAAAAACTAACCATGTAAACTCTCTAATAAACTCTCTTTGGTCCGAACCAAGGATTTGAAACAAGAATGACTTTACGTCGTCGTAGGTCTTTACACTGAATACATTCAACTTATTCAGGATAACTGTATTTAAGATTTGGTCATCTCCAATCTTAGACCCATTGTGAAACTTGCTAATATAGCGAGCCGGAGGCCCGGGGGTTAATGGTGTCCTAGGGGAATCTTGGCTTGAAAGTGAATTTAGAGCATTTATAAATGATGGGGGTCTTGAAAGAGTTGGTCTAGGAGAACGATCCTGCTGCACAGGTTGATTTAAGAACCGGAAGGGGGTTCCAGATATAGGCGTAGAAGGAGTGCTCGATGTGTTAGCACTGTTTAATGAGCCGGAACTTTGTCTCCAGTGACCACCTAGAGTATCTCTTTGTATAGCATCTCTTTGACCAGGAGAAGCAGACGGACCATTCTGCTTGTGCCTCCAGGCTGAACTCGAACTTTGAACTTGATTATGAGATGTATTGCGTGTGGTATGAGCCTCTACCACACTCCGTACTCTGATGGATTGTACACGTTTGCGCAGTTCATCAGAGGCTGGTGGGAGTGAGGGGCGTAATGAAATAATAGCAGCGACCATTGGTGGAACGTTCATGGCCGATATAGTTATACTATGTGATTTTTGTTTAGACCCCATGTTTCATATAGACCAATCAATAATAAGTTTATTGTGATTAATGTAAATGGAACTAACTTTGAGACGCATTTTTAGTTTTTCTAGAAGCATCCTGTGATGCACAGATGATATGCTCGTTAAATCAAAGGTTAGTATCTTAGACCTCTCAATAAAGGATTTTTCCAACACAAGACAAATAATCTGTTCGACATGTGATGAAATATATGATTCTGCATACATTACAGAAAACTCAGACGATTCAAGATTTTGCAGACGTTTTGAGTTTAGCATTCTATGTTAAGATATATCCGGGTATTTAAGCGATTTACTTACGATTTCTACGCTTCATGGTAATTGTGTGGGTGTGCTTCATATGGCGCTTAACAATCTTCTTGGAACCACGCTTTAGCTTGAAGGTACTAGCGTGCTTCATATGCCTCTTGACCATTTCTATTATATTAGAATAATTTTATAATTTAGCTCTGGATATTTCTCAGATAAAACCGCATTTAATTCATCGAGTTCATCATTCAGTTCCTTTTTAAGAATAAAGCTAATTATAGCATTCGGAGTTTTCAGATATATTCTGAAGTTATTTATTCGCCTCTCATACCTCTCAATGAATAACTTAAAATTATTATTTACGAAATGATATTTACCCCCTAACCAATTCTGTGTCGTATAAAATGTAGTATGACCAGGTGATTCGTGATTAAATATGAAATTATAATACGTATTCTTTATTAATTCTTCTCCAATTCTACTATTTACAACTTTGAGGTCATCAATAGAATAATTAATTACTGCTAAATGTTCTGGATTACAGAAATACTTAAAATCATCTTTAAGACATTCCACTACACCTTTTAAATGCGTAACACAGAGATCAAATGGACATGTATTATAACCATTTTCATTTCTAAGCCGTATCCCATGGTTAACACCATATTCGGCAGAATCGCAATTTTTACCTAGTGAAATTCCTATATTCATTTACTACCCTAAATGCGGATTTTAATACACATAAAAGAAATCCGGTGAGAACAATGGAACACGTCTTACAAGAATGTCGTATGAGTTCTGTCTTAGATTCAATTGGTGTTAAAAGCCAGTCTGCAAAAGAATTATTTAATGAACAATCGAAAAAATGGTCTACTAATCTATCTGTTCTAAATGCGCGATCTGAAGCATGGCGCACATTGAAACAAATGAAAAGCCCCGACTGGACAGTACATCTTCCTAAACTACTGGAAAATGAACTTGTAATACGAAGCCTCGACCCTGCAACTGCCTCCGAATCACAGACGGAGGGCTGGTCACAGATTCTCTTTACAGGTGAACTTTCCTGTATAAACTTTGTTCCTTTTGTTCTAATGTATGTGGCTCTGTCGAAGGTATTCATCGCACCCTTAATTGCATGGTCTATGCCATTAATGAGCTTTATCCTTCCATTCTTGGCTCTTAAATTCATCTATAGACTTCCTATTACATGGGAAATGTATTGGGCACAAATGAAACCCATGATATTTGGTCGAGCAGACCAGCCGTTCAGTGTTGGAACCCTTTTACAATGGGGGAGCATGCTATTTTCCTATGCGCATGGAATGTATCTACCATATACTAATGCTGTTCATTGTTACAAGATTGACCAAGATATGGTAAAAGGTGCGAAGGCAGTTGTAGATACCATAACAAGGCTTCGTGATATTTCTTATATATGGGTTCGATTTGGTCTGAGGAAACCCTTCAGCTTCCCTGATCCATATGAACTCGGTGACGACCGTCAGGTATTAGCATGGTTAGTTCAGGATAAGACATTACTACCTCAAATCTATCGAGCCATTGGACAGGTTGAGATTTGCGCAGCAATCTGTTCCAATGAGACATTGGTGCCAGTAGAATGGACACAATCTTCCATTCCTATGTGTAAGATGTCTGATGCAATTGACCCACTTTTGTCTGAAGATAAGAGGGTTCCATTTAGTTTAATTATGGGTTCTTTAGAACATCATGTTATCTGTACGGGACCAAATAGAGGTGGAAAATCTACTTTCTTACGCTCTACTCTAACAAATATAGTGTTAGCGCACACATGGGGTGTAGCCTTTGCTGAGCGCTGTGTAATGACACCTGTTGAATGGGTCATTAGTAGTCTAAGACTTGAAGATCGCCCCGGTCAGGCTTCTTTGTTCGAACGAGAAGTCTCTGTAGCAGGTGATATTATAAATAGAATTCGTGAGGGTAAAACGCGAGGTTGGGTTATTATAGATGAATTATTTCACACAACAAATCCTCCAGATGCTGCGACGGCTAGTCAGATATTTTTGAGACAGCTTTGGGAAAGCAATCTAGTGACAAGTATCGTAAGTACTCACTTGTTCTCCCACGCAGAAGAAGCGCCAGCAAATGTTCAGAGACTTTGTGTAGATTCATCCTTGAATGAGGAAACTGGGCAAATCGATTACAAGTACAAAGTGGTCGAAGGAATTAATAAGATGAGTAGTGTTGAAGAACTTTTAATTGAATCCAAAATTCTACTCGTATAGGCGACAACGCATAATTAATTCGCACTATCTCAGGCGTAGCTATAGCGAAACGATGCGCTCAAATAATGGTTAAAACTTAGGCCTCAGACATAGAATGAACGACGCCCTTATGATTGGCATTGTACTAACGCTTGTTTTTGGAGCTGTTATATTCTATCTATACAATCGTCTTTCCATGACGGAAAGAAAGATGGGCCTCGTTGAGGGTGTTCTAACGGACCTCAAGATTATGATGGATGCAGCCCCTTTTTCATCATCTCATAACCATAACGAAGGGCCTTCTATGCAAGAATTTGAGCCCAGCCCTGAATACCTCAATGCTATTTCCGGCCCCTTCCCCTTGAAAGAGGAAGAAGTTGAGGACGTGGCTTCTTCTGATGAAGAATACAAGCAGGCTATGGAACAGGCGATGCCGGCTTCTTCTTCAGAGACACCTTACAAGTCCCTTCAAATCGATGAACTCGCTGGCGTCCCCGTGACTGCTACGAATGCTATTAGTGTAACAAAGCTATCTCCGGACCTTGATTCAATGACCCTAAAAGAGCTCCAGGGTCTTGCTAAGCAGAAGGGGGTAACCATTGCGGCTGGTTCTAGGCGCAAGGCAATTATTGATATGTTGAAGAGTTCTGATGGTTCTGGAAATATGGTAGTTCAGGGCACCCTCTTATCAGAGATGCCTGGACCTGAGCCCGTCGGTGGAGCCAGCTTAGAATAATTAAGGAACGGGGTCATAGGGGCGGAGCCCCTATCCAAGATAATTATATCATGAATTGTAGATGGACTCCCAGCAGTTCGTGAGACCCACAAATCCTTCCTTCATGCCAATTATAAATGAACATGCCTTGCGAATTGCAGGTGAAAAGATAGAGGCCCCTGAAAAGAGAATTTTGCCAGTAGAAGATGTTCGTTATCCTGGATATGCCGCTCCTATGGCCGATGGGCGTATTGTCACTGACTACAAGTCCCATTGTGCTAACAATGTGGCCCCTCCTAAATACGGAAATTCTATAAGGTCGTGGTCACAGCACCACGCCGATGCCCTAATACAAACATCTCGTCATAGACAGGCCGACCGTGCTGGCGCCTATTTCTACCAGGCTAATACCACTGTTAATCCCAAGCAGATACAGAGATGTGACGAATTCGAGTGTACCTTCTCGGCGCCTGGATACAAGGATGGCCTTGGACTTTTTAGAGATGAGAAAGTGCCTAGTCTTTTTGGCACCTTTGCTAAGCCTAATCAGAGTGCGCCTACAAAGCGTGTCTTCTTGACAGATGTCTATGAGGGTGGACGTAACTCAGTACGTGGTCGCAACTTTACACCTCTAGGTAATCAAGCCTTGGATCCTCGTAAGTCAGGCTATGGTTCTTCAGGGTGAATTATATAAATACGGATAATTTTCTATATCCTGTTTCCTTGGATTACTTGGATCGATATCTCCTTCATGTGGATATCTTTTTTCGACAGGTAGTAATGGAATAGGATAACTTCCCCACACAAGTTTAGAATATTCTTCTATTTGATTTGGCACATAGACGGATATTCCTTCAAATAATAACTCTTTTAATGGAAAAATCATATCATAATTGAAAATAATATTGTATTCTTTATCAGTTCTATTAACTATTTTATCATCTTTTTTTTCATATACAAATATATCTAGTTGTAGTCCACAATGCCACTTAAATCTGCTAGTCTCAATATATGAAGAATTTATATCTCTTATTTTTGGAAGATCATCCTTATATAATGTATCAATATCTCTTGTCTGAAACCACATATGTTTAGGTAATTCATTAATTTTTGTTTTAAAAATATTATAATCTTCTTTCAGCATACCTATATCAACATCCCCATCATAAGGGATCCATCCAGAATGTCTTACTGCGCCTATGAATGTTCCTCCATGGCACCAATATTGTATATTATATTTTCTACAGATAATATCAAATTCTCTTAGTATAGCTGTCATCTTTTCTTGACCCTTTATATGATTTTCTAATCTCTTTCCGGACATTTTCGGATGTAATTCTATCATCTAATAGTATATGATATTTTACACTGATGTGGTTGCAGATCTTTTTCACTATGGCCACTTGAATTATTTTAAGGCAATATATGATATGAAAAAAGAGGGAGATATATTTATTGTTGGCGTTCATAATGATGAAGTTACATTGTCTTATAAAAGAACGCCTGTTTTAACAATGGAGGAAAGAATTAAAGTCTTAGAGGGCTGTAAGTATATTGATAAAATAATACCAAATTCACCTATTACAAAGACAAAAGAATATATAGATTTACACAAAATAGATATAATTTTTACACCTTCAAATAGAACAGATGATGAAATCAAGTTAATGTTAGAAGTTCCTTATAAATTAGGTATTATTCGAAGAATACCTTATACTTCATCAATATCGACAACGGATATAATTAAGAGAATAAAGGATAGAAAAGACTTATGAATATAGAGGCTAAAGAAGAATTCTTAATTCATAAGAAAGATGTTAGCTCTTGATATAGGTATCAAACATCTTGCTTATTGTTGCGCAGTGGCCGAAGTTGACTTGTCTGGTACTAAGCTACCTATGGTGAAACATTGGGCTCTCGTCAATTTGCAAGACCTCAATGATACTCCTAAGACTACCTGTCATATGTGCGACAAGCCTCCAAAAGCCAAGTCCCCCCAAGGGCTTGTTTGTGGCAGACATTTGAAGAAGGACATGCAAATCTTTGATGAGGCTACTGGTCTACCTATTAAGAAGACACCAACTATTTCTCAACTCCAGGCCTTTCTGAAAGCCAAGGGTCTTGATGTAAAGGGACAGAGGCCAGCGCTTTTAGCGCGTGCTGAGACAGTAGCAGTGATGCCCTTGGTCAAAGCAAAGTCTACTGCGTCATTCGCAGATAATACCTCTAATCTCCACGACGCCATCAGAGGCTGGATTACTAGGGATTGGGTTCACCTGTCTGGTATCAAGGATGTCTACATTGAGCATCAGCCTGTCTTGAAGAACCCCGTTATGAAGACAGTCCAACTTTTGATTTTTGCATCCTTGCGTGAGAGATACATTACGAGTGGTCAGGCAGTGAAGTTTCACTTTGTACACGCTGGCAAGAAGGTTCAAGGGGCTGAAGTGGGTGACGCGGGTTATAAGGACAGAAAGGCGGGTGGAGAAACACGGGCTAAGCTGTATTTGGGAAAGTTCCCCTTTGGATCTGAACAACACAGATGGTTCGTATGGTGGCAGGAGCAACATAAAAAAGACGATTTAGCTGATACTCTGTGTATGTGTTTGGATGCGTGTTAAGTGGGAAAAAGGGTGAAAAATTGACCCCTTTGTATTTACCTGAATTATTATAATATGTCAAATGATGAGATTATATCTACATTTGACAGCCTATATGACAGAGTCAAAGCGGATAAAGAAGATTTTATGGATGAGGACACCTTCCGTAATGTTATTACCGAGTTGATAGAAATTGATGTTCTTCAGACAATGCTTATGGATGATTCTAGACTATATCGTGCTAAGGCTGGTTTAAAATGGTCTGACTTTGTCCATATCGACGATCCAATTAAAAAATCAATTCTTCTACTCCTAATTCAAAATCCAACCACATTCTTTGTCCTCCAGAATACTCAAAGAGGTAAGATGAGAATTGCGGCTGCTGAGATCAAGGCATGGGGGCAAGATAAAGTAAATCGCGTTGTCGCATTTATCATTGTTGATAATGACAAGACACTTGCAGATCAATCTGTTGATGGATTGGCAAAGGTATTTGGAGATCAACCTGTCAAGATATTTGCTCTTTCAAGTAATAGCAAGACTGGTTTCGAAGAGATAAAAACTTACGTCGACGCATACGCAACAAATCCAGAATACCCTATGCCTATTATTGCTCTTCTGGCAAACCCTAAGCAGAATGAGAAAATGCTCAAACTCTTACACCACATTAACAGTAAAGTTGTAAATTATAAATCACCGTTGCGTTATGGTGAAATCTGGGATGAGGCAGATAAGATTTACCCTGCTCTAAGAGATAAGGAAATTACAATTAACGGTAATGCTGTTTCACAAATTACCTATATTAATGAACAAACTCGTGGTCTTTATAGACTTGGATTTGTAACTGCCACTGATGGAAAACTACTTGACGAAGACTACCCAGAGTGCGCAAATGCGTATTTATATCCAGTTGAAATTGCACCAGAAGATCAAGAACACTATCGTGCTCTTCACCATCATGAATCAATTACACATAGAGTACCATTTACATCAAAACATACGAATAATTCGTATGCAATGCAAGTTCTAGAAGATAATAAAGAACATTTCATGAAACCTATTATACTTTCATCTGGAGAAGTATATTATAGGAAAATTATTGTAAATTCTAATGCCAAAACGGAAGATATGAAGCAATTTGCTAGATGGTCTAATTCAAAGGGTATACACGCCCTTGTATTTAACGGTTATGCTGGCGCAAGTGTAAAGGTCTATAGAGAAGGATTTCCTATATTGACATTTAAGACAAGAGGAAAGAAATTCAACGAGGTTCTCTTCTATGCCTATAAGAAACTTAAACTAGATGACAAACCACTTGTAATTATCGGTAGACGTAAGGTCGATAGAGGGTTAGGGTTTCATTATTGCCCAAGAATAAATGATGAAATAACTTTATCAGGAGATCAGGGGGATTTGGTTACTAGAAATAGAGAAGGTATTGTTTGGACAGATATAATCCTTGGAAGGATAGAAGACAAGAATACAGCAGTTCAAAAGGCTGGAAGAGGTGCAGGCATTATTGGTAATTCACCTCAATACCCTGGATCTACACATTATTGGACAGATGAGTATACCGAGAATTCTATTAGACGCCATAATACAATTGTCGATACAAGCAATATGAGTTCAGGATGTTCAGTATTACAGGCAGTGAAACATGCAGAAAACGTCACGCCTATTATACCTGTAAGTAATCACAGTGAAATAGATCCAAATATTATTATTAGAAATTTTGATACATTTAATGCCCTGAAAGAATTTATCAGAAATACATTCAATAAGGATCAGAAGGACTTATATAAGAAAGATGGATATGAACTTTCTACACGTCTAAAAGACATGAACAAGAAAAATAAGGATGAATTAACTGGTGAAGACAGACTTATGTTTGATGAGTATACTAGAAAAATCGGTAATGGAAAGAGAGGATTGGATAAGGACGGTGGTGGTTATATGATATATCCAACATATGCTACACGTGAAACAACTAGCCCAGTGTATTATATTCACTATAAGAAAAAGGATTAATAATTTATTTAAACTAATTTTTATTTTCACTTTGCCTTTTTCAAAAACCCAGGCTTCTCTCGACGCGTGTATACCGTCAAGTTACGATCCTGCTTGGACCCCCTGTAATACTTGATATAAGAAGCCTTGGGATCACCGTGAACCCTATAAATATCATCCATAGCCACAGAGAACGTTTCCAGCTCGGCCTTAGGGATATCAGGAACATTCGCCTTCAGCCAGAGAGCATGTGCCTTACACGAGTGAACACGACCAGGCCAGCGATACTCGTATTCCTCAGCGATTGCCAAAGCGAGTTCAACCGCCCACATGTAGTTACCTGTGCATTCACGGATCCAAATAGTACAAGGGTGGTGAAGATGAACAGGGCGGAAACCCTGCTCATCTGCACATTTACGCTTGGGCGCAGAGGCCATCTGCGCAGGAACTGGCAGAACCTTATGAGCCTTCGCAATCTTAATAGCAGAACGTTCATTCAAGAGGCCTGGGTAAGCAGTAGTCCAATGGGCTGTGTAAAGCATCTGACAAGCCTCCAAAATCATCTTGACGACGTGTTTGTCACCATGTGCTTCAGCCGCCTTCTTAGGATTATAATCGAGAACAAATAGATTCATCTTTGGGTAATGAAACAAATAGGGTTCAACGGCTTCAATTTTTTCACGTGAAAAATTGAGGCATGCAATGCTATATTATATAGCATGGAACCTCAGCCACCAGCAGATATTGAAGATTGTTATATCGCAGAGTTTAATGCAAGACGTAAATATTCACCAGAATCTGTAATTACATTTGCAGATTTTGGTGTTCCAGAACTCACTGAGGGTATGGTTCGTAAGATGATTAGGGATGGAAGGGTTATTCTAAACGAGTTTGAAAATATTAAGATATGTGCTATGGGACATCTTATCCGTAAAATTCACAAGCATATCACAAATAATACTCAAATATTTAATCTTAGTCGCACAGTATTAACAATGAAAGATAATAATGCGGATGAATTTAGTAGACGGATGGATATGATGAATAAACTTATAGAAACAATTGTAGAAGAACAAGTAAATAATACGTGTTCAGATGAACCACAGGCAATTGATGATCCAACTCTACCGAGTGAGCCAAAGGCGTCAAAGGAGCCCAAGGCACCAAAGGCACCAAAGGAGCCCAAGGCACCAAAGGAGCCCAAGGTGCCAAAGGAACCCAAGGAGCCAAAGGAACCCAAGGCACCAAAGAAAGCTAAGGAACCAGCCACACCAGCCGCACCAGTGGCACCAGTGGCACCAACTGGCCTATTAACTCCAGTAGTAGGAGGTAATGTAATAACAAGGAAACAATCAATCCCGAAAAAAGTAAAAGATGATGTATGGAACACTTATATCGGTGGAGAAATTGGTAGACATAAATGTATTTGTTGTAAAAAGGTAACCATTGATAAGACTAGATTTGATTGTGGTCATGTAATATCTGAAAAAAATGGCGGTACACTTGAGATATGTAATCTAAGGCCTATATGTAGCGCATGTAATGGGGGAATGGGTTCTGAAAATATGATTGAATTTATTAAAAAGTATGGGTATTATGGATTAAGCTAATCAATACCAATCAAAAGAATTCCAGAAGCACAAAGAGTAATTCCAATCCAGTTTCGAATAGATATTTTTTCACTAAATACTAGGAATCCTATGATTGCAATTATAATGGTGCTAATCGCATTCCACATGCTATTTACTATCCCCATTCCTTCAGAAGATAATGCGGTATAAAATAATAAAGGCTGCATAGAATATACAATCATTGTAAAGGGAAGAATAAGGAAATTATTTAAAAGTAATAAACTTTTTAACTTTAATAATGTCATAATAATTACATCCATAATAACCATTCCTGAAGCATAGAGAATTACTGACATCTGATATATAACAAGAATTAACGCCTGTGCTTACGAGTCCGCTTATTTTTTCTACGTCTACCACCTGTCTCTCCTCCAAATGAATGGTTCATAGGAAAGGCAAGAACATTCTTTCCTTCAGAAGCCCTTACTGCCTTCGCCTGCCTATTACGAAGCCTCAAATTCTTAGGTTCCATATTAAATGCACTTGGTTGCTTAGGGTCAGAGAAAAGACTTTGTGTAGAAACTTCTGTTGGTTTCACAGAATTACTTAGATTTATAGTAGGCCTTGGTGTCTGAGAACCGGGAAATAAATTACCTGTTGATACTATCTTTGGCTTTCTGTTATTCAAGGTTTTCTTAAAATAAGCAGCTCCAGGCTTCAAGCGTAAATTACGCATCGTTCTGTTATTTCCAGACATCCTACTTTATGATTAGATTTTTCAGACGTTCCTTTAAAATTGAACAACTTATATATTATATTCAAGCATAACAATGCCGTATATTACATTCTTTGATACAGAGACGACAGGTCTCCCTAAGCGTCGCAATTCTAATGCTCTAGAATCACATGACAACTGGCCAGATATCGTATCGGTAGCCTGGGCAGTCTACGAGCCTAATGGAACCCTATTGAAAAAGTGTTACTCTCTAGTGAAGCCAGATGGCTGGGAAATTCCCAATGACTCCATCAAGATCCACGGTATCACGAACGAGCAGGCTCACGCAGAGGGTCGGCCTCTCAGAGACGTGCTGTTTGAGCTAAAGGCTGACCTCGAGAAGTCTGATAGGGTCGTAGCGCACAATATCGAGTTTGATAAGAATGTTCTCTTTCATGCATACAAATGGCGTCTGAACCAGAACCCATGGCATGTGTGGCCTGAGTGGGAGATTTGCACGATGATCAAGGGTGAGCCTGAAGCAAAGATACCCAGCAAATTTCCTACGACCAATCGCCCTTACAAGTCTCCTACTCTAACTGAGCTATACAAGGCTACATTTAACAAGGAGCCTACGGGTCAGCACAATTCCATGAAAGACGTGGAGATAATGTGTGAGATTTACTGGGCCCGTTGGCGAACAGATCACCTATAAATCTAAGAAATAGTAGATGCGTATAACTTTAATTGATTTCTTACGAAAACCTACCATTTTTTCACCGTTAAGCCAGCGCCTTGTAAAACCACCCAAGATTGCGTTAGTACAGACAGATGGTTCATTTAGCAATCAATATACAAATATATCTAGAACAGCTGTCACTTTGAAAACCTATGATAACGTGAATTACAGTTTAATAAACACTTATTCAGATCACTGGAATTCCACGGAATCTGAATGGTGTTCTGTGCTAAATGGAATACGTTATGCGCAAAAGAAGGACCAGGGTTCTATAGAATTAGAAAATGATTGTCTCGAACTTATCAAGCATCTGGTAAATAGAAGGCCTCCTGTAAAATCCCGTTTAGCCGACTATTACAGGTCAATCTTCAAGGAAGCAAAAAATATGGAATATTTAGGTATCAGATGGATACCAAGAGAATTAAATGGAGCCGATGATTTATTTCGTCTTTGACCTCGTCTCATAGGAATGGAAATTCATATAACCATTGAAGCTCTTCTGAAATCCCAGACGCTCATACCAAGGCCATAGTTCGGGACGCTCAGGATACAGATGGACACTACGATTAACTTCTTTGAAACCTCTTAGCATATCTTTCAAAACAGCTGTTCCAAGACCCTTGCCCCTGTATTGCTGGTCAAAAGCGATGTAGTCAATATACAAGTTATCCTTATTTTTCACGTGATACGAAGTAATAATGAAACCAATTAAGTGGCCATTCAAGATAAATCCATAACTCTCCTCCTTGGACCTGTTATACCATGAAGTATTTATATGTTTTATACCAAATATAGTTCTGTCAAATGTATCTCTGAAGATACCCTTGACAGCACGATAGTGCTTATCTTCGAGTAGAACTGGTTCAATGTCCATTTTTACTTATTTTATATTTGATAAAGGTATCAATTTTTTCAGTTTAATGATACAGGATGTCTATTGGAATATGAATAGGAACAACATAGACCAATGGTTTCTCAGTTCCAGGTTCAAGTTCTAATTCAGGTTCTTTGAACCCAACTACTTTGTGCACGATTGTGGTATCAATCTGATACTGTGTTGGAGGATATTTGAAAACTTGGAGAGATCTTGGAACTGACGTAGGTGTTGTTAAAACTAATGCATAAAACTGCTTGAAGATTTGGCCACCTTTTTGACACATCATACTTTATAATACTGAGATTTCTTAAAGCCTAGACTTTTCGCTTTTTTGAAAAGCGATGCGTCTAAAGAGTTCTCTAAAAAAGACAATAGGAACGGAGAAGGATGAACGTAAGTATCCTAGATATGCAATCCGCAGCTTCAGACATGGGGTCAAACCAAGGGTTTCAGGGCCCACCAATCCAGATTTCATCTGAAATTGGAAACGTAATTGAGGTCACCGACTTGAACGACGACCTCGGCCTGAATCTTCTTGCAAATCAATCCAAGACAAACGCACCCCCTCAATCATTTGGCTCATCTCCCATCCGGCTTTCTGTGCCCGATGAGGGTGCTAAGGGTATACAATTTGACACCCTCGAACCAATCGACTTAGGGTCATTCGGTGCCGCACCTCCCATGAATTCAGGAGGTTCCGGTTTACCTCAAGTTACTGTATCAAGAGAAGCTAATTCATCCTTTGATAATTACCAGTCATCCAGTTCAGGTCCTTCTATTTCTCTAACACCTGCTCCCCCCAGAGACTTCGAGAAGGAGAAGCAGGAGAAGATCGAGTACTTGAACAAGCTCCAGCGTCTTGAGACAAAGGGTTACCCTGTATCTAAGCGCTTCACAATGGATAACTCATTTGAGGAAATCAAGCAGGAATACACCAGACTAGTAGACGCCCGCAATTTGGAGGGTTCTCTAAGATTTCAGCGTCAGATGCTCATGGGAGCCATCACTGGCCTCGAGTGGATGAATGACAAGTTTGACCCGTTTGACATCAAGCTCCAAGGGTGGTCTGAATCAGTCCACACCAATGTAGAAGACTTCGACGAAATCTTCGAGGAACTTTACGATAAATACAAGGAGCGTGGTAAGATGCCTCCTGAGATGCGCCTCATGATGGCAGTCGCTGGGTCTGGTTTCATGTGCCACGTAAGCAATTCATTCTTCAGACAGAAGATGCCATCCATGGATGATGTCTTGAAGAGTAACCCCATGTTGGCCAAGCAGATGGCCCAGGCTGCGGCAGCCCAGGCTGGCCCTGGCTTCGGCAACTTCATGGGAATGGCAATGGGAATGCCTCAACCTGGAAACGGTGGCCCCCCTCCTAACATGCCAGCCTCCGCGATGGCCATGGATAGCCCTGGGCCTACAGGAGGGTTCTTCGGAAACAATTCCCGTGCTCCTCCTAACCCCTCTCCTCTAGTTCAGGCGGCAACAGCTGCTGGACCAAATGGTGGTAGACGTGAAATGAAGGGTCCCTCAGGCGTAGACGACATCCTGAGAACCTTCGAGGATGTACGTCGTGCTGAGATGGAAACCATCGGTGTCCGCACAATGCCCAATAACTCCTTTGTTCAGCAAGAGCAAAATAACCAGCCCGCCATGGTAGCGGTGTCTGAGCTCCAGAGTGTAGCTAGCGACGATTATAGCCAGGCCGACTCCACGCGCTCAGGTATGAACGGACGTAGAGGTCGTGGTCGCAGACCAGCTCCAGTTGGAGCATCCTTGAGCTTGGATGTGTAGGGGTTTTACAGGATTTTTATAAAAAAGCCTAAATTCGTATAAATGATTTTAATCAATTGTATGAATTATTGTACCTGTCGTGCCTGACTAATTAATTCCATTACTGAGTTGACTATATCACCATTGTGCCTGTTTAAGGTTTCTAATGCTTGCGCAGCAGTTACTTCAGCTTGTTCAGAAACAAGTCGAATATCTGTGCCTGGAATTCCATCTGCATCTGGTGGCACTGGTTGTCTAGCAACTGGTGGGGTATTTGAATATGCTTCTGAATATCTTCGAGCATATTCGTATATTCTATCTGAGCCAGTATAAGCAATATCATGTAATACTCTTCTTGAGCCAATACCATATATAACATGATATTCTTCTGATGGCGTGTTTGTTAAAAGCGTCTCCATTTCAGTCGGTGTATTTCTACACAAGGGACAACTTGAGTTTTTACTCAGCCATGTTCCTATACACTTCAAGTGGAACTTGTGAGAGCAAGACATTTCAACGCAACCAGTGGTTGAGACATCTATAGTATGTAAACAGATTGAGCAATCGTCTGTCATTGGTAATCACTTTTACGCAACTCGTGGAGTCAATTTTTTTAAAAGGTGATGTAGTAAATTTGAATACAATCTAATATATCTTATTAGTAAGCCCATATGTTACCTACATTGCCTCAAAAATGGGTCTTTGGCGAAAGGGTTCCATTTCAGGAATCGAACCTAGTGGAATTCAAGGAAGTCACTGCGTTTGCAGGGCTGTTCAAGAATAGATCTTCATCTGGCCTCCCTAAGTATCGTGAGACCATAATTGGTTTCTTGAATGGAGGCAAGGGTTATCTCATCATGGGTGTAAAGAATAACGGAACAATTACGGGAGTAGAAAATATCACTGATGACGTAATGGATACGTTTAACCTTTGGATTGATGGATGTTTCAATACTCTAGTCTATAAGAATGGTAAGCCAATTGATCCATCAAAGATTACTATAAAAGTTCACATGTTTCCCGTTGAAGGGAGGGCTTCAAGCATTATCGTGATTGAAGTTGAAAATAGAGGTGAGGTTATGGATATTATGACACGTTCTGGCACAATTATTTACAGGCTAAATGCAAGTAATTTCAAAGTTTCTTCAGAACCAATTTACAGAAAACGGGATGTCAAAGGAATGATACAGGCAGTTCAAGGTCAGATGCAACTTATTATTGATGAAAAGCGCAAGGTAATTGAGAGGCTTCAGGATAAGCATGAAGATGAGATTAACGAAATCTTGAAAAGTCAGGCTAAGGAAATAAGAGTAATTAGTGAGAGCCTTTATGAAAAATATAAGATTGACGAACAGGAAAGTCTTTGTTCAAAAGTTATGAAGTTTTGGTACGCTTTTTCTAAAAGCGTTAATCCTTCTCTATAGCCCTCGCCGCAGGACAAAACTTATAAAATGGTTCTGCGTGACCTTCCTTCATATACCACGTCTTATGGGCCCCGAAACTTCTAGCCTCAAAAGCATCCTGGGTACAAAAGTTGGCCAAATCTGCAGCAGTTCTAGGCTTATTTATAGATTTTTCGACACAATTAGAATAAAATACATCCTCTGGATATGTCGGCTTAATATTTGGATAATCACGAATACATTTTTTCTGGAAGGAATTCTTTCTGAAACTCAAGCCCCCAACACCATAAAATGAATTATGTTTTGACTGATCATTTCCCCAAACATCCCTTGATTTGCCGATCGCACCATTATAAGACCCGCACCCTATATAATCAAAATGTGTGAAATCTTGTATCTTAAATTTAGAAGCCGGGCATAAAACCGCATCTGTCTGAAACACTAAGATATTCTCAGCCTTTACCTGATCCCAGAAGTCTAAACTCTTGAATGTAATATTGTAATCATCAGCGGTAAAATTATCCTTGTCCAAGGCTGTTAAAATAATCTTGCGACCCTTAATTTGAGATACTGCCTCCTCAGCATGGGCCTTGTGAGATTTACCGTGGAATACATATAAGTCCCATGATTTACACATGTGTTTATCAAAATTCTCACAGACATATTTTAACAATTTATGTTTTCTTGGTTCTACAATTACCAGGGCCTGTGAACCTTCTAGTGATGAAAGAAGACCGGGGCTGAATTTCATCATAAGGCCAATGATTATGATTAGCGCAATAACGCCAATTATAAGAATTGTTTTTTTATCAAGCATCCCTTTACTACTTATTGTCCCCATAATCCACGCATAACTTTCTGATATTGGTCATGAGCCTTTGAGCCAGTGGACGTGTTTACTGGAACGTCATGGTTGACGATTACTTTCGCAGCCTTATCCTGTAATGATTTTAAGATAGCCTGTTCCTCAGGTGTTAAAGTTGTCGTATCTTTCAAATCCTTTGTCTTACATGTTCCTCCCATTAGACCACCCTTTCCAAAAATACATAGACTACTATTTTCATTAAACAAGTAACCAACACATAATATCACAAGAAGTGCCATCCAGGCTGCCGTTATAAAGTTACGAGTAGCTAAGAAGAATATAACGAATATAATTATTCTACGAAACCATGGTTGATTTAAGAATTTTTCTTGTTCCTTTGATATTTCCATGGGTAAGAAACGACCACCCAAGTTAATCAAGAAAATAGCAACTGCTAGTGAATACGGAGAACTTGCTATTTTTGTTAAGGTTGCCTCAAAGGGGCCACTTGGTGGCGGCATTGCAGGTGGGGGCCCTGAGAAACTCATCTAGTTCTTATGAATATATTTGTTATACAATTTGTATCATATTTACAATATACATTACTACTGCAACTCCTGTCATTAGACCAACGCGTGGACACCATTCTGCTCCAACCCAGACAATGAATAGAAGCAACATGCGCCAAACTGGCGACTCCCATAAGGCAACCATGCTAGAAGGGTAGGGTGTCCGGAGAGAAAGTGCCTCAAAGGCATTCCATCCTAGTAAACCTAGAATTACAATCATACGTAGACCTGCGTCAACGAGGCTTGTAGGTTCACTTGTAACTACCGTGGTAGTCATCTTACTTTATAGTGAGGTTCTATTTGTGTGAAGATGAAGAACTTTCAATACCTAGGGAGGGTGTATGGGATGTTGATGATGAGATTGATACACGGTTATCTTTATCTTGAACAGCCGAGGTAATAATACGGTCAGATGAAATTGCTACTGGTCTCTCACCTAGCATACGTTCAATAAACCATCTGTGAGGATTTGAGATTAGTTTCGTGTTCTGTTCAGTCTTATCATCTACTGTATCAGAAAACCCCTCTGAGGAATCTCCCTTTTGTAACCTAGCGAAGAGAATTAGAGAAACAACTGCTGCTAAAAGTCCAGTTGGCCAATCTAGAACAACTGAACATACAAGGGGGAAGATAAAGAATACAGCTGAACCAACACTGTTATCAAGAAACTCGAGGGACTTCCGGGATGCTATTCCAGCAAATGCGCCTGCTACAAGTAGGGCTGCTACTGTCAAGATTGTACCAGGCCATTTTAAGACACTGTGTGTATTTGTTAGCCATGATAAAATACTCATATCCATTTCCTCTTGAGGCGAAGCCACAGGTGAAGCCACAGGTGAAGCGATAACTTGACTATTTGCTCTTGATCTAACTGGACTACTTGGTTTCGGAGAAGAAGACATTTATCTATTTGACCAGTGGATAAATGGTCAAAGAAAAGACATCTTAGAATGTAGATGGAGTTCGCATCCTTACAAGATGCCTTTCCACAGGCAGATTCTTCTAAAGAAAAACGACGTTCGAGGAAAAAGGAAGGTTTCCAGGCATATGAATTGCCTCCTACTGACCCAGACCGTCCGGCTATAAAGCGCATGCTTGAAATTCCACCGGTTGGAAAGGAGTCGTATGCTGATTCTAATACAGAGAACCAATACTTAGACCAAAGTTCCCAGTTTGCAAAGAAATCAAGTGTTAATAATTCTTTACCACCTCCAAGATCAGTACTCAAACTCGAAAAGGGGGAAGATGTTCCAAGTTTCTTCGGAGCAGAACCTTTCTCCAATCCTGGCGAAGATACTATGGCAGTCTTCAATAATCACGTAGACCACCCGAATGGATATATGTTAGACGCTGACTTTACTAAGTCATTTGATGAGCGAGGATTTGGAAAATCTACGGGTGTGCCTGTGCCTACTCCTGAACTCCGGCAACGTTGGAAACCCTTGTCAGAAGATCGTATAGATACATCATTTACTAATACAGGGAAGGGTTCACAATTCCAGGGTTTGAGCACTGAAGATATTCAGGCAATGAAAAATAAGATTGATATGCTTATGTCTCGTATAGATGACCTAGAAAACAGAGCAGACGGTGCAAATCCTCAGCTTGAGATGCTTTCTTTCATCATGACGGGCCTTTTCTTGATGTTTATTCTAGATTTGACAGTGCGTAAGATTAAATAATAGGTATTTAAAAAATACCTATGACCAAAATAATTTATAAGTCATAGATAACGAAGTTATCTAATAGACGACCTTGGTGTCTATGACATTATTTGTCATAGCTATCATAGATAGCTATATATGAGAGATTTATGGACAGATGGATGGAATTCCTTCTGGCATTTTACATTCGGAGCTCTGACATATAAGATACCCGTTATTCTTCTAATATTTTTAGTTTACCAACTCCTCGCAAATGAAGGTATATACGAGAAAAATGTTTTTGTAGATCTCTTGGAATACTTCATTGGTCTAACAAGCATGATAGCAACAGTAAAAATCATGGATTACCTTCCATAGGGGTGTTTACTGAAATTATAATTTGGTCTAACCGAAGCAACTATATAGACCTAACCGCAGGTACAGGTCTATCTAAATAGACCTAACCGCAGGTACAGGTATATCTAAATAGACCTAATAAACTCCCATTTCAAATCCCTACAAATCTTTTCCCAAATCTTATCTTGCGCATACAATTTATCACGGTTTTTCAGTAAAGGAAAACAGTGAAGAAAATCGTCAAGATCCAAGAGTTCACATAACTTATACAAGACATAGGAATAAGACAAGAAATTTGAGCGCTCCGCAGGACAGTGTCTCTGGAAACTAGGCTGAATCTCCTTGAACAAGTATCGTAATTTCTCTTCAGTTTCACGATCCATCACTGGAGCCGTGTGACCATTCAGTCTAGATAAGATATGAGGGACGTGCTCATAATATGAGTTATACTTGAGTTTCTTCAAGATTTCTCTGATTTTACTACGGTTCAAGGAAGAGGGTTGGATGCGTTCTTTTTTGATTTGACCCTGGATATTCTCAAAGACTTCCTCAGGAATTTCTGTGCTCTCCTTGGCTTGGAATTGCGCAAGCCACTCATTAAAATGATTAATGCGCTTATAGGCATAATAAGAAATTTCTCTAGGAGGATCCTTATAAGATGGCTTATCTGAGTCCATCAAAATTAACTTGTGGAAACCACAATGAGGACATGAGACAGTGGCGTCATTAATGGAAATCTTCATATCTTCTCCACATGCATCGCAAATGAACGACGTGTCGTTTAAGGAATGCATGGAAGGTCGATTGTAATGAGGATCCATTCTTTGTAGATACTGGTCTAATAAAGCATCTCTACGTAAGGTATCTCCACCCTGTTCTTTCGCGTAAGAATTTGACGGAGCTTGGACCTTGGTACCACTAATATCCTGTCTTGACGCATTTTCTAGAGCTTCGAATACGCTACCAGGTCTAGCTCTATCTGCTACGTGAATAACATTATCTGCTCCGCGATTAATACGGTCTTGAATATCATAATACTGAAACAAAAGATCACCCGTCTGTAAATAGTAATCAAAGACTGCGCCCTTTTCATCTGTGGCATCCAACTTTACTTTCGTCGATTTGAGCTCTTGTTCAATTCGATATCTCTCAATATCGTTTTGTTCGGACTTATAAGAGGTAACCAGGTTGGAATACGTTTCTTTCAATGTCGATACCTGCTCACTAGTGTCCTTCACTTTTGATAAATAGTGTTGATGGACAGTATCGAGAGTGGTTCTAGCCTCAGGATTTGAACGCTTAGAAGGGCGTATCTTGAAGAAGGGATCACTCATGTACTATAGGGTTCCTGTATATGTTCTTTAGCCCTGGTCTACGCTCTAAAGGGTGTGCGCCCTAACCCGTTGAAAAAGGGCTCCCGGGTAAAAGTGGCCTCATAATAAATTTTTTGGCCGGTGATTTTTGGGATTTTCGGGAAAAATCTGTAAATTGCCAGAATTTTTTTCTCTCCTAGGGTTATAACAAATGACAGGTGGTGGTCTCATGCAGCTCGTTGCCTATGGCGCACAAGACGTATATTTGACTGGAAATCCCCAGATTACCTTCTTCAAGGTAGTCTACAGGAGACACACCAACTTCGCCATGGAGTCCATTGAGAACCCCTTCAACGGTTCTCCTGGCTTCGGTCGCAAGGTAACCTGCACGATCCAGCGCAATGGCGACTTGATCTACCGCATCTACCTACAGGCCACTCTACCCAAGGTGACCCTCCAGAGCACTGACGGCTCTGGTGCCCAGTTCCGCTGGCTAAACTGGGTCGGTCACAACTTGGTGAAGAACGTCGAGCTAGAGATTGGTGGACAGCGTATCGACAAGCACTATGGTGACTGGCTCCAGATCTGGAATGAGCTAACCCAGGAGGCTGGCAAGCAGGCCGGTTACGCCAAGATGGTTGGCAACGTTCCCCAGCTCGTCAACCTCCTAGTTCAGGGTGGCGAGGACTGCGACAATGACTGCTCTGGCGGTGAGCCCAACAGCTCTAACGAGTTCTTGATGTGCGCGCCCGAGTACACTCTATACATCCCTCTACAGTTCTGGTTCAACCGCAACCCTGGTCTAGCTCTACCCTTGATCGCCCTCCAGTACCACGAGGTCCGCATCAACCTAGAGTTCAACGACTTGAGAAACCTCTGCTTCGACCAGTCCCCATTGAACAGCAACACCCACTTGATCCGCGACCGTGTAGCCGCCGCCGGTCTAGTCGCCGCCTCTCTCTACGTAGACTACATCTACCTAGACACTGACGAGCGCCGCAAGTTCGCCCAGGTCTCCCACGAGTACCTCATCGAGACCCTACAGTTCACTGGCGGTGAGTCCATCACCTCCTCCTCCAACAAGCTCAAGCTAAACTTCAACCACCCCTGTAAGGAGCTAATCTGGGTTGTGCAGCGCGACTCATTCGTCTCTTGCGACGACAACGTCATTGCACCCTGGAAGGGCCAGCAGCCCTTCAACTACTCTGACTGGTGGGACCGCGCCGTCCTAGAGTCTGGATACTCCGTGACCCGCGTTGAGGGCCTAGCCGGCAACAACCCCACAGTCACTGCGCTACTCCAGCTCAACGGTCACGACCGCTTCCAGGTTCGCGAGGGACGCTATTTCAACGAGGTGCAGCCCTACCAGCACCACACCAACGTCCCTGCCGTTGGTATCAACGTCTACTCCTTCGCTCTCCAGCCCGAGCAGCACCAGCCCTCTGGCACTTGCAACTTGTCTCGCATTGATAACACCACCCTTCTACTCACGGTCTCCAACAACGCTGTTGGCACCGCCACCTCCGCCACTGTCCGTGTCTATGCGACCAACTACAACGTGCTCCGTATCATGTCTGGCATGGGAGGACTTGCCTACTCCAACTAAACGCCAAACCTGCGGGTTTACGCGAAATATCAAAAATTCTTATTCAAGATTTTACATAATCTTAAATAAGGGTAAAAACTAGAAAATTATATTAAGTACAAATAATGAGAAGAAGTAATGTTCATATTCCTCCAGAAATCATGGCCCTTAGGAATAAGATTATTCAGAAAAAAACAGATACTATACATAATAATATAACGACAATACAGGCGTCGGCTAATCAAAATCTAGATACAATAAACTCAAAAATACAGTGTAACAATCCGGCTACATCGTTTTATATGGTTCAAGGTGATTATGTAAGTGTATCATTATCTGGTGGTATTGGAAATAGAATATTTCAGATCCTAGCAGCCCTAGGGTATTCTGAGAAATTTGAAAAGAAGTGTGTAATATCAAGAAATGAAATATCTAACGGAGTGAAATCATATGAAAGAAATCTAGATAAAATAATCTCAAAAATATTTCCAGACGTAATCTTTGTAGATAATTTACAAAACTTTACAGTTATAAATCAAAGAACTGAAGTTACATATACCCCTCTAATGAATTGTCTAACGAATGTCCTCCTCACTGGGCATTTTCAGGATGAAAACTATTTTCCTTCAAATCAACTAATACCTGTGTTAAAAACTACCTCTTATGTAAATACATATTTTATACATATACGAGCAGGTGATTATCTAGAATCCCCTAAATTCAATCACGATTTATCTGTGTATTATAAAAACTGTATTAATATTCTCAATCCAGACGTAAAGTATATAGTATTCTCAGATGACAATGAGTATGCTAAAAATTATATGACTAATTTCAATGTAGACTACATCCTCTCAGATAAAACAGGCCAACTAGAGGTATTAATTGAAATGGCAAACTGTGAGGGGGCTATATGTGCTAATTCATCCTTCAGCTGGATGGGTGCTTTTTTCCAGGATAAGTCTATTGGTAAACGATTTATGCCTTCTGTATGGATGAATGGTATAAATTGTATTGGTATTTATCCTAGATGGGCTACTATTATTAAAGTATATAGATCTTCAGATCCTGAAGTAAATAGGCCTTCAAACCCTGAAGTAAATAGAAATTCAGAACATGGCGTAAATATAACTTCAGACCCTGAAGTAAATAGGCCTTCAGAAGATCTACTAAATATATTTTTAGAAGCTGTATTAAATAGATTTTCAGAACGCCTACTAAATAGACCTTCAGAACCTGTAGTAAATAGGCCTTCAGAACCTCTGCTAACTAGACCTTCTGAACCTGTATTAAGTATACCTTCAGAACCTGTACTAACTAGACCTTCAAGGCCTGTAATAAATAGATTTTCAGAAACTGTAATAAAAAGATTTTCAGAATATGTACTAAATAGGCCTGCGGTACCTGTAATAAATAGATCTTCAACACCTGTGATAAATAGATCTTCAGAATCTTCTGAAATAAATAGATCTTCAACACCTGTGATAAATAGATCTTCAACACCTGTGATAAATAGGCCTGCGGTACCTGTAATAAATAGGCCTGCGGTACCTGTAATAAATAGATCTTCAACGCCTGTAATAAATAGATCTTCAGAATCTTCTGTAATAAATAGATCTTCAACGCCTGTAATAAATAGGCCTGCGGTACCTGTAATAAATAGATCTTCAGAATCTTCTGAAATAAATAGATCTTCAACGCCTGTAATAAATAGATCTTCAGAATCTTCTGAAATAACTCACTCTGTAAGCGTAATTCTAAGTGGTGGAATTGGCAATAGAATTTTTCAGATGTTTGCAGGCCTTGTTTATGCAAGAAAACATGGTAAAAAATTTGTATTATGTAAATCTCTATACCAACAACCAGATAAATTACATGAAAGTAATACAGATCCTATGATTGAATTTATTTTTCCAAATATAGAATATGTTTCGTCTTTTACTGGATATTCAGTCGCACAAGAAAGAGCTCATATGGACTATCATGAATTACAATATTACAGTGGTAATGTCCTACTAAAAGGATATTTTCAGGTTGAACAATATTCTCTAGAATTAGAAAATATACCTAATATAAGAACTGATTATTACGAGAATACATATTTTATCCATATACGTCTTGGAGATTATATAGGATTTCATGGTATGGACTTTGATCTCAGTAATTATCACAGAAGGTGTATTAATATACTTGGTCCTAATGCTAAATATATAATCTTTTCTAATGAAAATGATAAAGCTGAAAGATATATAAAACAGTTTAATATAAATTATACTATTTCAGATAAAACTGATGCACTAGAAACTCTTATAGAAATGGCAAATTGCGCTGGGGCTATTTGTGCGAATTCTACATTTAGCTGGATGGGTGCGTTCTTTCAGAGACAACCTAGAAAGGACATTTTTGTTCCAGCTAAATGGGTACCTAATGCTATAGTTACGGGGATATTTCCCTCATGGGCGCGGAGAATCGATGTTTAATAATAACTCTAATTCAGACTTAATTTCTTCTGTAATCCCTCCATGTGACCAGTAATATTTTATATAATCTTTCTTATTTTCCATTAATTTAATAAAATTATAATCAGATGAGTAATTCATACAAAAATATCCTATCCACTCAAATTCTTCAAATACAGTTGCTAAACTAGTAAATGTTTCTACAATTTTAGAATCAATACTAATATCCAAATCATTTAATCTTTTTTTACAAAATTCAGAATAGTCTACTCCATGCATAGTTTTAAACTTATTGCTTGCTTCTACTAATGAATTTCTTGTAAAAATAAAGGGAAACTTATTTGTCATAAAATATTTATCTTGTGTTGTCCTTGTCATATCTTCATACGCCTTCTTCCATATAATCCATTGAGGGTATCCTATAGGGTCATCTTCAATGGTTGTGTAAACCCATTCAATCTTTCCATCTTCCTTTATTAAATCATTACAGTTCATAGGGTTAATAAACATATTATCCGAGTCTAATATACAAATATATTTAGTGTGAATATCTTTATAGGATTCTATCTTTACCACCATTTGTTTAATATACCCGTGAAAATCATATATAACAGGTATTATTTGACAAGATATAGATAAATCCTCAACGATTTTATTAAGATCTTCTATTGCATTAAGTTCACAATATATTACAATTGCATTATATCCAGATACAAATTTTTTTAAACTTAACAGACTATATTTTAACCATGGCAAATCATTCTTATATGTCTTGTATACTAATGTTATACTATTCATTCTTGATTATTTACTAAGATAGTCTTTAAGTTAAGAACGTGTGCGTTAGAATTACCGGAAATTATATAATATATATATTATGTCATTTAAGATAATTACATCTCCCCCGAGTAAAATAGTTAATAGTGGCGCATATACGCCACCTATAGATAGTATAAAGGAAAATAGTATGATATCAATTGATACTAATAATAATAATAAAGTAGTTCTACTAACAAGTTTTTTTGAGTGTAATAATCCTAGTAAGTATAATGAATGGGTCTACTCTTTAGAAAAGAATATATCTGATAATAATATTGAGAAAATTATTATATTTTTAGAAGGATTTTCTACCATTGTAAATATTACGCAATTTAGAGATCATTTTACTATATCAGATGTATCAAGGATAACATTAGTTAAAATAGATACAAGGCCGTCATTTTACTACTTAATTAATTACGCAAATGAAAATTTTAATAACAGAATAGTAGTAATATCTAATGGTGACATTTTCTTTGAAAATTTAAATATAGTAACGAATATTGATATGTCTAAGGTAATTTTTACATTAACAAGATACTCTTATACACTAGATAAAGAAAGAGTATCATTACCTTCTTTTAAAAATTCCTCATATCCTTCTGAAGATTACAGGATTACTGATTTTCTAAAAGTATCTAATGTTCAGCGATGTTATAATGAGAAATATTTTAACGAAAACTCAAACACGTATCATGAAGGTAAAGATTACGCGAATGAATATTGCGCTGATGCCTGGATATTTAAGACACCAATGGGTTTAGAAGAATCGTTCAAACGTATACACCTTGGAAAATTTAGATGTGATAATAACTTGAATAAGTTATTTACTGATAAAATAAAGAATGAAGGTTATATATTTGAAAATCCATGCTTAAGTATTAAGGCAATCCATTATGATTTTAATACTCTAAGGGATTTTGATGAAAAAGAAGAAGAAGTATTTAATGAAATACCAACGGAACGATTATTTATACAGTGGAGTTATATATCTGATAATTTCGCATTAATAACACTATAAATATATATATAGTAGAGATAATGAGAAGTACTAATAACTATATTCCTCCAGAAATCATGGCACTAAGGAATAAGAGTATTCAGACAAAAACAGATATTATACATAATACTATAAGGCCAGTATATGTGTCGGCTAATCAAAATATACCTCTGGTAAGACCTAAAATACAACCGAATCTAGAGCCAAAGGTACAACTGACGGTACAACCGAATCTAGAGCCAAAGGTACAACTGACGGTACAACCTAGGGTATATATTAACAATCCGGCTATATCAAGAAGTCGATAT